CTACTACAGTAGCAGGATACGGAATTACTGATGCATTGGCTTTAGGAACATCGGCTACAACTGCACTTGCAGGTGATACTACTTTTAGTTTTGCAGATATTACAAGCAAACCTACTACAATAGCAGGATATGGAATTACAGATGAACAGGCTTATGTAAAAGCATTTGGCCATGTAGATGTTAGTACCCCTATAAATGTTGAAACAGGGGCATTAAACATTGCTAGTGTTACAAGTGGATCTACGGGTATATTCGATATTACATTTACAACTGCGTTACCTAGTGCAAACTATATTGTATCACTATCAGTACAAACAAATGCTAGTAGCAATGACTATACAGTAGCATATTACAATAGAACTACAACAGGGTTTCAAGTAAAGAAATTTCTAGCTGGATCACTAGACGGTGGAGCAAGTGGAAACTTCTCGTTCGTGGTACATCAGGGATAATAAATATGTGTAACATAGGAAACAACAATGGCAAATAGAATACCACTTATAGTTGATACATTAGACAGCAACAAATTAAAGGAATTACCAGTAGGCGATAACCTTGATTTAGGCGGTGCTGGAATCACTAATGCTGGAACTGTAAATGCTACTGATATTCGAATTAATAATGTATCATTTAATAATCCGTTTAGTGGTGATTATAATGACTTAACAAATAAGCCAACTATTCCAACACTTCCGACAGCGGTAAGTCAACTTGCTAATGATGTAGGATATTTAACTCCAGGTACTACTACAACATCAATTACTGAAGGTAATAATTTATATTATACTGTATCTAGAGTTGATGCAAGAGTAAATGCACAAACAGGTGCAAGTTTAGATCTAAGTCAAAAATTAGTAAGTGATTTAAAAGATGTAGCGGCTGTTACAGCAGGCGATGATGGAAAAGTTTTATACTATGATCATCCATCTACTTCTTGGAAGTGGAAAACAGATGCTGGTGGTGTAACAAAATTAACACTATTAAATGACGTAGATACAGTTACAGGAACTGATGACAATAAAATTTTATATTATGATCATGCTACTACATCATTTAAATGGAAACTAGATACAAGTACATTTACATTTAGTATAGGTGCTGATGATTCAACATTAAGAACTATTAGTTCAAATGAATCAATTAAGTTTAACGGCGGAACAGGTATTACAACAACTAGTGATGCTGAAGGCAACCTTACATTTACTATTGGTGATTTAACTCATTTACAAGATGTAAGTACAGCAGGTGCAACTAACGGACAAGGCTTAGTATATAATTCAGGTGCTGGAACATGGGGACCAGGAAATATTGCAAGTGGAATTAGTGATATTAATGATCTTGGTGATGTTGATACAGTTTCAACAACACCTGTTAATGATTACGTACTAAGTTGGAAAACGTCAACATCAAAATGGGAACCTAGAGTATTAAATAATGTTGATGCGGCAACTGTTACTGCGGCACCAGATGCTAGTAATACTACTCAGTTTGTAACTTTTGTTGCGGCAAGTGATAGTAATGGGCAGGCATTAAGTACTGAGACTGGATTTACTTATAATCCATCAACAACTGTACTTTCTGCACCGACTGTAGCGGCAACTACATTTCAAGCTACAAACCTTAATATTTCAGGAGCAATTGCAAACGGAATAAACGAAGTTTCATTTGCTGGCGATTTAAAAATTGCAACATCAAACGAAGTTAGATTTTACGATACTGATAATACAAACTATTCAGGATTTAGAGCGCCTACTAACTTAACATCAAATATAACATTTACATTACCAGACGGTGACGGAACAAGTGGACAAGTTATTACAACAGATGGAGCAGGAACATTAAGTTGGAGTTCAATATCATCAGGCGAAGTAAACGAATTTTCATTTAAAACAATTTCAGTTTCAGGACAAACAGATGTAGTAGCTGACACTAAAACAGATACTTTAACACTTGTCGCTGGTACTAATATGACCATTACTACAAGTAATGATGAAATTACATTTAATGCTTCAGGTGGCGGCGGAACACCTGGTGGTGCTGATACACAAGTACAATTTAACGATTCAAGTACATTTGGTGGCGATGCAGGTTTAGTATATAACAAAACTACTGATACACTAACAGGTGTAAACATTACAGCTACAGGAACTATTGAAGCTGATATTATAAAAACATCAGGAACAGGTGTACCAACATTTACAAGTGCAAGTAATATACTTTTTGATGCGGCAAATGCCGTTGTAATACAAAAGTCACCTTTACGTTTAGGATCATTTGATACTAATGGAATTGCAGGATTAGTTGGACAAGATGGTGATATAATTTACAATAGTTCAGAAAAACAATTAGTATTTTGGAACGGGAGTATTTGGGCATCAACAAATGATAGCTTCTCATTTACTGTTGGTGCTGACGATTCAACATTAAGAACTATTACAAAAGACGAAGGCATTAAATTTATTGGTGGAAGTGGAATTGATACAACTAGTGATGCCGAGGGCAATATTACAATTGCTTCCGGTGGACCAACTATAACATATACTGTAACTGCTAATGGTTCAACTGCATATAGATTTGCAGGACCTGGTATCGATGGAACAACAGATAATCCCAACTTTACATTATATAAAGGATTTACATACATCTTTATTAATGATGCCGGAGGAAGTCACCCATTTGCTATTAGAGTTAGTAACGGTGGCGCTGACTTTACAGAAGGTGTAACAGGATCACAAACAGGAACACAAACATTTGTACCACAGCATGATACTAGCGACTCGGCATTAGTTTATCAATGTACAAGTCATGCAGGTATGGTCGGTAACTTAACAATAGTGTAAGGAGAAGCTATGAGTGAAAAACATTATGTTGTTTCTTTACACAAGGGCTTTAATAAAGACGAAATAATTAACGACCTTAATCGAGATACAACTTTAGATTCTAAAGTTGATAGTAATATAATCCCTGACAGAAAAGTAGACAACGTAAATACTAGACCTTCTAGTAAACGTATGTTTGAAATAGCCTTAACAGACGAGGAAGCAATTAAACTTCAAAACGATCCTAGAGTTGGCGGCATTGAAGTACCTGAAGTATGGTCCGATGATTGGTTAGACTACGAACAAGGTGCAGATTGGACTAGAGAAGTTGCTGTTGATGATTTAACAAGAGGTAATTGGGGATTATTAAGACAAATTTCTAAAACAAATGCTTGGGGGCTTAATACTACAAATGATCTTAGTGCTGGAACAACTTATGACTACCATTTAGACGGTACAGGTGTAGACTATATACATCAAGAAGGTAGTAAATTTAGATATACACATGAGCAATGGCAAGACAGAAACGGCGTAAGTCGTTTAGTACCTTTCCAGTGGAATACACTTCCTAACTGTGGTGCTATTCCTACTATTGATTATACTAATGTAACAGGTGCAGGTGGTCATGCAACACATTGTTGCGGAACAGCCGTAGGAAAAGATTATGGCTGGGCTAAAAATTCTGCAATTTATAATATACCTTATCTCAGTTTAGATCAAGCATTTTGGTTTGATGCAATAAAAGAATTTCATAGAGCTAAAGCAGTTGATCCAGTTACTGGATTTAAACGTCCAACAGTAGTAAGTGCAAGTTGGGGTAAAAAAGCTAACTTCACTTCTATAACCGATATTCAATTTAGAGGTGCTAGTGTAGGAAGTGTTAAAAGTGCAGACTTTGGAATGATTGGTGATACTAATGGGAGATTTAATGCGGCTACTTTTGGATTACAAGCTGAAGTTGAAGAAATGCAAGATGAAGGTGTACATTATTTTAAAAGTGCAGGAAATCAAAAACAAAAACTTTGCTATTCTGGAGATATAGATTATGATAATCATATTATTCGAAGTGTTGCTACAGGAAGTATTACCGCAGGAGATCCAGTATATTATAATAGAGGCGCAGGTAACATAGGTCCTGATACTGTTGTAGTAGGTAACTTAGATAGTATGTTATACAATAATATAGAAGCTACAAATGAAGGTAGTGACAAAGGTCCTAGAGTTGACGTATGGGCGGCTGGAACAGATATTGTAAGTGCTCATAGTACAAACGATACAGCAATTTACCAACGTGATGGAACATCAATGTCTACACCACAAGTAGCAGGAATGAGTTGTTTATTATTACAATTAAATCCAGGCTGGACCCCTGCACAATTACGTAAGTGGTGGCATGATAATTCAATTAAAGACTTAATGCATCAAGGTTCAACAGACGAAGGCACTCCAAGTACTTTCTTTTCAAATCCCAGAAGCTTAATGAACGGTACAAATAGAATAGCTTATTTTCCTTTTGCGGCTAATAGAGCATTAACAATGAGGAGCGAGTAATGGCTGACGAAAAACTTTATATTGTCGTTACTAAAAAAGGAATTAATATTGACGAAGTAGAAGCTGAATTAGAAAGAGATACTGATGGTGATGCATCAGCTAGTGCTCATGTTCCAGGTAGAACTGTTGACGTAGCGTATGCTAAGAAATTTAATAATAGAATTACCCATTATATGTTAACAGATGCCGAGGCGGCTGAATTATCAAAAGATTCAAGGATACACACAGTATCATCTAAAGCCGATCCTGAAACAGAACAATTATATGCAGTACAAAATGCCAAATTTGATAGATCAACTACTAATAGTCAAGATGCAGTTAATTGGGGATTAAAAAGACACATTCTTAAAGAATATGATTCGGCGGCGGCAAGTAATTCATACACAGGAGATTATAATTATTCACTAGATGGTACTGGCGTTGATATTGTTATACAAGATGATGGTGTTGATCCTACAGGACATCCAGAATGGAGAGATGCCGCAGGTAATTCAAGATTTATACAACTAGACTGGAATACAATTATTCCAGGTTGTATGCCTGCAACTCATTATTCCAACTCTGATTCATCTGGTGGAAATGCAAATGAACACGGAAGTCACGTAGCAGGAATTGCCGCAGGTTATACCTACGGTTGGGCCAAGAATGCAAAAATTTATTCTGTAAGAAAATTTGGTGGATCAAGTGCAATAAACGCCGATGATGTTTTTGACTGTATAAGAGTTTGGCATGAAAATAAACCTATTGATCCTAACACAGGATTTAAACGTCCTACTATTGTAAATCAAAGTTGGGGCTACAGTTGGTATTATAAAAATGGTACATTTGGTAATGCTCAAATGCAAACACTATTTTACCAAGGTGTCAATCAAAATATTACTCCAAGAGTATGGAATTCAGGGGATGATCAATATGGAGCTGTTAATAGTAGACATCCAATGGAGTATACTCCCGTTGATGTTGAACAAGAACAATTAACAGATGCAGGTGTAATTTGTGTTAAAGCGGCCGGCAATGGTTATCATCCATGTGCAGGAGAAAATGCTCCTTATTATAGCGGAATTTATGATAGTTATTATACTTTAGATCAAATATGGGGCAACGTTGTACCCATCGGGTCCCCTATATATTATAATCGACCTAGTTCACCACATAGTAACGATACTATATTTGTAGCAAACATGGATGAGGCTACATATATAAGTGATGAATTTATAACACAAAGTAGTGAAAGAGGGCCTAGAATAGATGTAATAGCGGCTGGATCTGAAATTTCAAGTGCAACTAGTCAAGTAAGTGGGTATGGTACTAAACAACTTTATCCAGGAAGTTCTACACACTATATGGCACGAATAGGCGGAACTTCAATGGCGGCACCTCAAATTTGTGGAGTTGGAGCATTATGGTTACAAGCGAATCCAGGTGGAACTGCACAACAATTTAAAGATTTCCTTGCAATTCATAGCACAGCAACTACTTACGATTCAGGCACAGCTACTGATTTCGAGTCATATAATAGTATTCCAAGACGTTATGGTGCTCCTAACAGAGTTCTACATTGGCCATATAATAGTCCTAATCCATTAAAATATTCAGGCACTAGTGGAAGCAGTACTCCTGGAATAAATACATAAGAAGAGAGATAAAATGACTGTACAAACTATAAACATTGGAACATTAGCAAACGACGGTAGTGGAGATGATCTACGAGAAGCGTTTATTAAAACTAATCAAAATTTTGCTGATTTAGATTTACGTTCACCTGAAAATACAACTGTTACAAATTTAGGAAATGTTGGCGAAGGTCTGTACTATCAAAAAGCTGGTGCAGAATTACAATTTAAAAAACTTGTTCAAGGCGCTAATATTACATTAACAAGTTCAACTAACGGTGTTACTATTAATGCATTAGGCGGACTTCAACAACTTAATGTTGTTTCTGATTCAGGAAGTATACAGTTAGCTGACGGACAAACTTTAAATATTCAAGGCGGAACTGGCGCTAGTACTTCATTAAGTGGTAATGTATTAACTGTTAATACTAATACCGAATTATCAACAGATGCATCACCAGAGTTAAGTGCAAGTTTAGACGCTGGTGGAAATAACGTAACTAATGGCGGAACAATAACAGCAAGTACATTTAACGGTACTTTCAACGGTAACGTTACTGGATTAGTACATGGTATTGATATTAGATTAATGGCTCCAAATACTGCGGGATTTAATTTTGGAGAGTTTAGCGGAACAGTAACAAGTTTAATTGACTGGTTAATTGCACAAATAGATATTGACTTTGGTAGTTACTTAGTACCAGACTCAAGAGGATTTGATGCAGGAACAATAGTTTAGAGGAATAAAAATGGCAACACTAACAATTACATCAAACGGTTTACCTAATCCGGCGGCATTTGGAAATGCTTTTGGAAATAATGTATTCACGCCCAACAACAATACAGTTCAAGCACAAACTTATAATTTTTCTATTAAGTATAGAGGCGGAGAAAACACGACCAATGAACAAGCAACTGTTCCATTAACACCAATGGGAATTGCTAATAACGGAGTAGTATTATACAGTCCATCATGTGGTCCAACTATTGTACCTCCAGGATTAGATCCAACATCAGATGCAACTGGTCCAGGATTTGAATATAATGGTGTACAATTTAGATCAAACTACGGTGCAGACGATGCCGGTGGATGGCCTGAAACAAACGGACAATATCATTATAACTCTGCTATGTTTATGTTTTTACCAACAGGTTCAGCAGAAGCAAATGCGGCGTGGAGTACGGCAATGTTAACTGGTTCGACACCAACACCAACTTATTATACTGCAACTGATTTTGGTGGAGACAAGTTTAGGCACACAGATGGACATAGTAAAATTATAGGTTATTGTTTTGACGGCTATCCTATTTATGGACCATATGGTTATTCAGATCCAACAAATGTACTTTCGTCAGTAATTAGAATGACTAGTTCATATCAATATTATTCAACAGAACCTACAGGACGTGGTTATACATACGCAGAAAAAGCCGCGGGTACTTTTATTAATGACCATGAATATCAAGTAAGTACTGGAACATTAGATCAGCATAACGGAAGATATTCTAAAACGCCTGACTATCCAAATGGTACGTGGGCATATCACTTATCAGTTGATGCAAGTTTACAGCCTGTTTATCCGTATATCTTTGGAAATTCTACTAAGGAACAACGAAGCATTTAGTACGCAGACCAACTATGCATTATATCCGATAAATACTGTAAGTAAAGGGATATAAGCAATATGTTACCACAATGGACTCAATTATCAGGATATACCCTAGCAACGCTAGAAGAAAGAGTAACGGCCTCTTTAACGTTACCGTTAGCACCCTCAAGTGCTGATCTTGGATCGTTATTTGTACCCGATACTACAGCATTAAGTAGTGCACCTTTTCCTACATTAGAAAACACATCAGATTTAAGTATAACTAAAACTTGGTCACAAGAGCCTAACGGATATACATATCCTGTAGCTGTTAGAATTCCATCTATTCCAGAATTATCAACTAAAAAAGTTCCAGCAGTTATCCTTTTACATGGAAGTGGAAGTAACGGTACTGATACTTTAGATGCATGGAAAAACTATTTAGGAGATCATATTATAATTGCTCCAACAGGATATTTAAATGAATGGAACATTGCAAATGAAACTTCTAAAGCACCTGATATGGAAATGCTTAGAGATTTAATTACTGCATTAAAAGGGTACAATAATGTTGACCAATCAAAAATAAAATTTATTGGAATTAGTAATGGTGGTTCGTTAGTTAATAGAGCTTTTATTGAAATCGATGACACAGATATTCATTCATATGTAACTATTATGTCACAAATGTTTGATCCACAATATAGAAATAATACATTTTATTTTCCGACAACACAAACGGGAGTAACAGCAAATGATTATAACACAGCGTCTGTACCATTTAGAGATAAAAGAATACTAACAATTCACGGAGCTCTAGATACTACAGTTCCATACGCTGGCGGTACAGCTATGGGTGTAAACTTTTTATCTGCACAAGAATCTGCATTTGCATTAGCAAAGAGTCAAGGATATACGGGTAATATAATTCCAGATGGTAGTGGTGTATTTTATGGTACTAACGATACATATTATTATAGCTATTTAGGTGGACAGGTAACACATTATAAAACAGGTAATACACATACAGTAGAAACTTATCAACAAGAAATAGTACGTAGCTTTATGACGTATGTATATTCAACTGCTCCTGACATATATCTAACGCAAGGATCTTCAACAGTATTAGCTCTTAATACTAGTATTATAACTTTAATAAGTGGTACATTACCTCCTGGATTACGATTAGAAGATAATAAACTTGTAGGAACTCCATTTGAAGTACAACGTAGTACAGAATACGAATTTGTATTACGTGCTACAAATAGTACAGGTATTCAAGATAGAACATTTAAAATTATAGTTAATGGCCCAGATGCTCCAACATGGACAACTCCAGAAGGTAAATTAAAAATTGGAAAGAATAATGCGTTTTATATCATTGATAGTAGCATTGTTGATTTTCAACTTGAAGCAATTGATCCTGACTTGCCAGCTGGTGATAACTTAGAATTTTATATTGCAGACGGAGATGGTACATTACCACCAGGTATTAGATTAACAAGTACAGGAAGACTAATAGGAATTGTTGATCCTATTTTAGCATTAGATTTAAGGTCTGGTAGTGGGTTTTATGATACTACACAATTTGACGGATATCCTTTCGACTTTGGTTTAAAAAGTGCTAATGGTTATGAAAGTTATTATTACGATACACAGGGATATGATACAGCTATTGAAACACGAAGTCCTAAAAAACTTAATAGATTTTTTGAATTTGAAGTAAGTGTTAGCGATGGCGATACTATTACTAAAAGAAAATTTGTAATCTTTTTAGTTGGCGACGATTTCCTACGTGCTGATAATACTATTATGCAAATTGGTACAGGAATATTTACAGCTGATAATACATTCCTTAGAACTCCAGTTTGGTTAACTCCAGCTGACATTGGTTATAAACGTGCAAATAATTATGTAACTATTTTCTTAGATGTCTTTGACCCAAATACTATTATTGGTGCTTTAACGTATGAATTACAACAATATAACGATGATGGTTCTGCTAGTGTATTTCCTCCAGGAATGACATTAGATCCTGTTACAGGAGAAATTGCAGGACGAGTTCCATATCAACCGGCAGTTACAAAAGAATATAAATTTACAATTAAAGCAAGACGCTTTACTGGTTCGAATGTTTTAATGGCTGAAAAGGCAAAAACATTTACAGTTAAAATTTTAGGTGAAGTAGAAAGTAGTATAGAATGGTCAACTGCTCCTAGTTTAGGATCAATTAATGCTAATTTTGTTAGTACATTTAGTGTTACTGCAAAACTACTAGACCAATCAATAGTTAGTAAAGTATTATACAGACTTACTAGCGGTACATTGCCTCCAGGATTAACTTTAAATTATAATGGTGAACTTATCGGAAAAGTTAATCAATTTAAAATGACAAATACTACTACAGGATTGATTACTTATGGATTGTCAACTATTGATAAAAACTTATTTTCATTAGATGGATCTACAACTACTATAGATAGAAAATTTAAATTTACAATTGAGGCACGTGATCGTTTTGGATTTAGTGCAGTTTCAAGAGAATTTGATATTACAGTTAAAGATCCAGATAATATAACGTATAGTAATTTATTTGTTAAACCTTTCTTAAAACAAGCACAGCGAACACTTTATAGTAACTTTATAGGTGATCCAAATATATTTACACCAGCAAGTATTTATAGACCTAATGATCCAGAGTTTGGATTACAAAAAAATATTAAAATGCTAATATATGCTGGAATTGAAACTAAAGATATTAGAGAATATGTTGCAAGATCAAGAATGGGGCATAGTAGAAAAAGATTTAAACTTGGAAATCTTAAAACAGCAGTAGCTAAAAAGACAGGGACAAATGATATTGAATATGAAGTAATTTACGTAGAAGTACATGACCCATATGATATAAATGAAAAAATGTTTGATCGTGAAACGTTTGATAAAGTATATGAAGATCGTCCTAAGACTGTCAGAGCAAAACATGTTATTACTAATTCAGAAAAAATTACAGTTGATAGTGTTGAGTTTGAAACAATGGATGATGTTACTAAAGAAGGAGCCGGTGTAGCAGTATTTGAAATACTAAATTCTCAAGGACAACGAATCCAAGTTGTAGCACTAGGTAACGATCTTGAAGTTATTACTAGAACCGGAACAGTCATTTATGATGCAAACGGGGTTATTCAGGTAGAACTAAAAAATGGTAATACTATAAGTGCCCAAAAAATTGCTACAACTACAAGTGATCCGTTTAGATGGAGACCTAAAAATACACCAATTAAAGTTAGTAGTAGTGCTATTAAAATTAGTGATACTAATGATCAAACTCGTTATATTAACAACATTACAAATATGCGGAATCAATTATCATCAGTTGGTAAAACTGAAGGGAATTTTCTTCCATTATGGATGGCTACTGCCCAAACTAATACAGTACAGGAATTAGGTTTTGTTACAGCTATACCATTATGCTACTGTAAAGCAGGTACTAGTGCTAAAGTATTACTAAATATCACTACTAGCGGGTTCAATTTTAAGGTATTAGACTTTGAGATTGATAGATACATAATAGATACTACTACAGATAACAGCGCCGAGCAGTATATTCCGTTCGGTAACTATGCCTTTAATGTTTAAAGGCGATAAATATACATACTAGAGAGGAATAATAATGGCCAGTAATATTGACAACACAAGCATTGACTCTACATATCCTATTGCAGGACAGGATAATGATAGTCAAGGATTTCGTAATAATTTTAGCACAATAAAGAACAACTTTACTGCGGCTAAAAGTGAGATTGAAACTCTACAAACAAGTACGGCTAAACTTAATGCAAATAACGACTTTCTAGGAAACGAAGTTACAGGTGCTAATTTAACAGCTAATACAGAAAAAGTATATGCTGGTGGAACAGTAGTTGCTCCCCAAAATATTAGTTTTACAAATGGTAATTATCAAACATTTACAATTGGTGGTAATATTACACTAACTTTTACAGATTGGCCAGATACAGGCAAAGTTGGTAAAATTAGATTAATGTTGTTAGATACGCTAGGTGATAGTACTGCTCGAACAGTTACATGGGCTACTGCTGGTGGCGGAGTAATTAAGTATGATGCTAGTTTTCCTTCACCGTTTGTTGTCGGAAGTAATGTAAATCCTATGGTACTTGATTTTTGGACTACTGACGGCGGCACTACAGTATATGGTCATTACGTTAGTACTTTTACTTGATAGGTAATAAATGAATCATCCATTTGCAGATAATTTGTCACAGAAATCTGATTTAGAAATTGATGAAGCACTTTCCGAATTAACAAAGAAATTTTTTCAAACTAGAAACCCCGAAGCTCAAAATCAAATATCATTATTGATCGACACTTATAAATTAGAACTTAGTGAACGCCAAGTTAAAGCAAGATTGGACGATTCGAACAATAAAGATCTTGACAATCTAATTAATATCAGTTAAAATATATAAATGCTTATGAAAACAGACTCCCTAGGAATACCACGATTCTCAAACAAAGACCTTATTGATATGATCTATACAGGTCATGCTGAAAAGTGTTATGTAGTATTGTGCGATCCTAGTGACGATATAGACCAATTTAATAAAGTATCGCAAGAACAAGGTCTTCCTACTCTTACAAAGTATATTCCAATAGATGTAGAACAAAAAGATTTTGATGAAGCATTACAATCAGACTGGTTTATGCCTGAAAAATATAAAAAATTAGATATCTATAATTATATTTTAGATAAATGTCCAGACGAGCCAAAAGAAATGGCAAGAGTTCGTGAAGAAATGCATGAGTATGAAAAAAGAGGATTATTCAATTTATTAAGATTTCTTGTATATTTGATAGATGTTATGAGAGAAAATAATATGGTATGGGGTGTAGGACGTGGATCTAGTGTAGCAAGTTATGTATTATACTTGATTGGTGTGCATAAGATTAACCCGATCCAGTATCAGCTATCCTGGCAAGAGTTCATGAGATAAATACGTACATAATAGGAGAAGTATAATGGCAAATAGTCAAACAGGTCGCAAACAACACATATCACTACAAGGTAAAGCTGTTGATATGGATTTATTGCGCCAAAAAAATGAATTAACACCAGCAGTAGGTAATGTTCGTGTTAATGCTCGCGGTGATGAATTAGGCCCTGGCGGCAAAATCATTAAAAAACGTGAAGAAGTTATGGGTGATTATTATAGAGATCATCCACAAGCAGTTCCAAATGAAGAAGCTGGTGTTGGTGTTGCAGAAATGCAAAAAGAACCAACAGTAGTACCTAAAAAAGTTTCAAAGCCTAAAAAGGCAGAACCTAAGGTTGCACCTAAGGTAGAAGCTAAGGTTGAAGAAGCAAAAGATGAGGATTGGCTTGAAGATAGCGATGGTAACTTTGTGAAAAAGGGTGACTAACAAATGGATCCAAACAATTACGATATGGCCTCCCAACTTGGCGGGCCAAGTAAGTCTATTGCAGTTTTTAAAGGTAATATAAGACCGTTACATGATCGAGTTATTGTTCGAGAAATGAACTTTGGTGAGATGAAAACTACAGCTGGACTTATTATTATGTCAGATGATGGTAAAAATCATGGCATTAAGCCTAGATGGGGTAAGATCTATGCTATAGGGCATGAAAATAAAGAAGAGTATAAAGTAGGTGACTGGCTTCTTATAGAACACGGAAGGTGGACTAGAGGGTACAATGTTGAGTTACCTGATGAAGATGAAGTTGTTATTCTGCGTACTGTAGATACCGATGGTATTTTAGCGTGGCAACATGAAGAACCCGATTCAGGATGGATTGGGGATATAACATAAATTAGTTAAATAAATTAGTTACTAAGGAGGTTAAGTTGGACATTGACTTAAAGCGGTATGAAGAATTTGTAGAAAAAGTTACGTCAGTTGAAAGTAATGTTTCTGGAGCATTCTTCGGAAGAGTTCAAGAACTAGAACAAACAACAGATGTTAATATTCCATTATTATTAACAGCATCAATTGGCTTATCAAGTGAAGGAGGTGAGTTTAGTGAAATTGTTAAAAAATGTCTATTCCAAGGTAAACCGCTTGACGATGAAACTGCATTTCATCTTAAACGAGAATTGGGCGATATTATGTGGTACTGGACTAATGCTTGTAGGTCTCTTGGCCTTGATCCTAATTCAGTAGTTGCAGAAAATGTTAAGAAATTAAAAGACAGATATCCAGGAGGAGAATTTGACGTCTATCACTCAGAAAATAGGAAGTCCGGCGACTTATAATATAGCTCAAGACATATATGTTTTAGACGATATTGTTCCAAGTTGGTTGCACAAAGAAGCAGTAAAAACACTTCCACACATTGCATTAGGTTTCGGCCATCGAGGCCTTGGTCCGTATCAAGGATATCAGTTCTGGTCTGAGCAATGGGGTGACGCTAATGCTAATAAAAATTTAGATGAAGCTCCCTGGCAATTAACAGCTATATGGACAGTATTAAACGAAAATAGAAAAAGAATTTCTCCAAATGTTGGGAACATTCAACTAAATCAAATACAACTAAACTTAACAACTAAACAACATTCCGGCGGATTACACGTTGACATTCAAGAAGACGCACCTGCGTATACGATGCTTTATATGTTACAAGGTGATGCTGGTTTAGAATTTTGGTCTAATAATCCTGAACATGTAAATCCTAAAATAGCAGAATTATCGCATGGAGTAACGCAAGGTACAGTTACAGAAGCAGAAGTACATGCTGAAATAGAAAAAACAAGAGAACTAGCATATAAAAATAAAGGTCTACGAACAAAAGACGGAACATGGTATGACGATGACTTTGCTAATCATCCAGGGAAAATGGATTCGTTTAAATGTCATACTGTTGATTGGAAAGATGGACGTATGGTAATATTTCCTAGTAAATTTATACACCAAGGATTACCACCAAAAAATGTTAGTCCACGTGTAACTATGGCTTTTATTATTAGTGGTGAAGCTACACCATTTGCAAGAGAACGTAGAATTATTCATTCTATTTTTAATCAAGATAATATAGATAACTGGGGAGTTACGAATGAACAAAAATAATATTTTAGTGTTTGATGATTTAGTACCAGATTGGTTAATAGATCAAATTGAAGCTGTAATACCTCACATGCCTTTAAGATTTGGACATCGGGGATTAGGGTACGATGAGGGTTATAATACTTTTAGTGAACAATGGACTCGTGACATACAACACGGAGCCACAGTTAATCATACAAAGTTTTTAGTTGACATGCCCTGGGAACTTAAAGCACTTTGGACCATCATACATCATAAAAAAACAAATCTTTTTAAAAACCTTCAAGAGGATTTACAATTAAATCAAGTACAAATTAATTTAACTACAGAAGAACATTACGGTGGACTACATCCTGATGCTCCTGATGATGCAACTCAAATGAATATGCCTGGATGGATTCCTTCACACACATTAGTATATTTTTTACAAGGCGATACAGGTTTAGAATTTTGGTCAGATCGTAACAATGGTCCAACCCATAATGTTGATTGGAAAAAGAGTCGATGCGTAGTATTTCCAAGTAGTTACCTTCATAAAGGATTACCGCCAAAAAATGTTAGTCCACGAGCTACAATTGGATTCATCTTTAACGGATTACCCCTTCAAAAATAATACTTGACATCTTCTACATTTTAGTCTATAATATAATAAAATAAGGAGAGTATGTGAAATTACCAGTACAACGTATGAGCATTGGCACCGTCGGTGCTACAGGTATTACATTAATGATCTTACATATTACAGGACATTTAGTAGGATGGGCTTGGCCATTTTTATATATTTTTATAATCTTAGTAGCCGCAGGGCAAGAAGGAACTCAAAAACGTGACTAGAATTAATATGGAGTCAAAATGAAAGAGCTGTGGGTAGAAAAGTATAGACCAAAAACTATAGATGGTTATGTCTTTCGAGATGAACATCAAAAAGCACAAGTTAAGAATTGGATTAAAGAAAAAACAATTCCACACTTATTGTTTAGTGGTAACGCAGGTATAGGTAAAACAACACTTGCAAAATTATTGTTTAACGAACTTGATCTCAATGACTTAGACATTCTTGAAATTAATGCGAGTAGAACAAATAGTGTAGAAGATGTTCGTGATAAAATTGTAAACTTTGTACAAATGATACCGTTTGGAGATTTTAAAGTTGTATTACTTGATGAAGCTGATTACCTTTCCCCTAACGCTCAAGCGGCATTACGTGGAGTTATGGAAGAATATCACACCACTTCAAGGTTTATTCTTACTTGCAATTACCCCAACCGTGTTATCCCTGCTTTACATAGTCGTTGTCAAGGTTTTCATATTGCTAGAATAGATCAAACAGAGTTTACGGCTCGTGTAGCTGAAATTCTTATTACAGAAGGTATTACTCCAGACTTAGACACACTTGATACGTATGTAAAAGCAACATATCCTGACTTACGTAAATGTATTAATATGGTACAAATGAATAGTACTGATGGTACACTTTTAGCCGCAAATGAGATGGATAAAGGTGATGCTGATTGGAAGTTAGATATGGTTGAGTTATTTAAAGCAGGCAAAATAACTGAAGCAAGAAAACTAGTTTGCGGATCTGCAAAAGCAGAAGAAATGGAAGATGTATATCGTTGGCTTTATGATAACATAGAATTATTTGGTAATGAAGATAAACAAGACCAAGCTGTTATTATAATTAAACAAGGGTTAGTGGATCATACGTTAGTTGTAGATCCCGAAATTAATTTAGCCGCAACCATGATAAAGCTGAACAGACTTAAAGAATAGTAAATAAGTGCAAATAAGGAACTGAGTAGCAAACAATGACATACCTTGTAAATGATGACTGTATTAACTGTAAGCATATGGATTGTGTTGAAGTTTGTCCTGTAGACTGTTTTTATGAGGGAGAAAATATGTTGGTCATACATCCTGATGAATGTATTGATTGTGGTGTATGCGAACCAGAATGTCCTGCAGACGCAATTATTACAGATAATATGGATGAAGATAATAAGTGGTTAAAGTTAAATCAAGAATATGCTAATATATGGCCTAACATTACGCAAAAACGAGAAGAAGACGTACCAGCTGATGTTAAAGACTGGGAAGGCGTAAAAGGAAAAATGAAATACTTTAATGAAGCTCCAGGCAAAGGAGATTAATATATGAGAATGAGAGCATCACATATTTTATTGAGTCATAAAGATGCTAATCCTCCTACACATAGCAGAGGAATTGCACTAGCAATGACCCAAGCACAAGAATTAGTAGACAAGATAAAAAATGGACAAATATCGTTTGATCAGGCGGCACGAGAAAATAGTGCTTGTCCGAGCAAAAACCAGGGCGGTGATTTAGGATGGTTTGAAGAAGAAACTATGGCGTTTGAATTTTCTAATGCTTGTAAAACTATTACAAAGGATGACATAGGTCCTCCTTGTATTTCACCATTTGGAGTACATATTATACTAAGGACAGGATAACATGAATGTAAAATTAGTTTCATATTCAAAACCATCAGATGATTTTCTCGAAGAAGGATTAGAAAACGTACAAGACTTAATTGCCTTTTGTGCTAAAGTAAGCAATCCAAATAATCAAATTAACTCTGAAACTAGTGAAAAACTTATTAAGTACTTGATTAAACATAAACATTGGTCACCATTAGAAATGGTTAATGCTTGTTTAGAAATTAATACTACTAGAGATATTGCACATCAAATTGTAAGACATCGTAGTTTTAGTTTTCAAGAGTTTAGTCAACGTTATGCTAATCCTGAAGAAATGGGAGATATGTTTATTCATAGAGAAGCACGTTTACAAGATGAAAAGAATAGACAAAATTCAGTTGAAGTAGAAGATAAATTACTACAAGATCAATGGAATGCTATGCAACAAAGAGTTATTGAACATTCTAAACTTGCATACGACTGGGCTATTGAACATAACATTGCAAAAGAACAAGCTAGGGTAGTATTGCCGGAAGGTAACACTAAAACACGATTATATATGAATGGAAGTCTTAGAAGTTGGGTACATTATATTGAATTACGTAGTGCTAATGGCACTCAGAAAGAACACATGGAAATTGCTCAGGAATGTGCAACTGTAATTGCTGGTATTTTTCCTATAATGGAGGAATTATGAAAAAAGTAAAAACACATATATACTTTGAAACTGAACGATGGGCTGTACGCAAACATGCTCCTATACGCCCAGCTAAAGAATTTATTCCTAAATCATGGACACAAACAGAAGTCTATACAAAAAAATGTCCATTTCCACTTGATAGTGAGAAAACTGTAAAAGCCTGTCCTGGCGTAGGAGATTTTATGGCATTAGGCTATGTAATTCCTGCTTGGTGTGATATAGAAATTCATCCTACAGAGGACGGAATGGCTACTGATGTACGTTATTCTGATCCCACATATAATCATGCGTTTCATCCACCAGACCAACTTAACCCTAATTTTATACCACAATATAAAGTACGGTCACCAATTAAATTAGATAACCCTTGGAAAATGTATGCACCTGATGGTTGGAGTTTAATTTATCAACCTATGTGGTACTTTGAAGATAGAAACTATGATGCCGTCCCTGGTATCATAGATCATGACTTAGGTGCTCTAATGAGTCCAGTTAATATTATGTTAAAAGAAATTAAACATACTAGTATTAAACTAGGTGACCCGTTAGTACAAGTAATTCCTATTAAACGAGAAAAAATTGTTGCTCGGACTGGTGATATGCGTCCTGCTACAGTCGATAGACATAATTCTATTATAGGCCTAAGAAATCTTATATTTTCCGGTTGGAAACGTTGGCAACACGAAAAGAAAAACTATGTCGTAGAAGCACACGATTTAGATTTGCCAGGCGATACTGATTAATTAAGTCTTTTTATTCATCTCCATAAACTTGTAATACTTCACGCACAGCATTGTGGCGTTCAATATCACCTTGATGAAATCTTACAACATCAAGATGTGTAGTTTGTCTATAGCCTTCAAGCTGTTTGATAAAATCTAATAACCCATTACTTGCTAATCTATCTGCTTGGTGTAGATCGCCTGTAACAGCCATTTGTGATTTTAATCCTAAACGTGTTAATAGCATTTTCATTTGACTAACTGTAGCATTTTGCATCTCATCTGCAATTATAAAAGCCTTTTTAAACGTTCGGCCTCTCATATACGCCAATGGTGCAATTTCAATTATACTTTCGTTAATCATGCCTGAAATTTGGCTTGTATTATAACTTTCTCGAAATACATCAAATATAGGCATAGTCCAAGGAGCCATTTTTTGTTCTAATGTTCCTGGTAAAAAGCCTAAATCTTCATCAACACTTACTGCTGGTCTAGTAACCACAATCTTATCTACAACACCTTCTTGAAATAATTTTACAGCCACCTGAACAGCTAGAAGCGTTTTTCCGGTTCCTGCAGGGCCTATTCCGAAGACTATGTCTTTCTTAGGATCCATTAGTTTTAGCATGTATGATTCTTGATTTTTATTTCTAGGTAGTATTTTAATGTTGTTATTCTGTGGTTGAAAGTTAATAATATTACTAGCACTTTGATAGTGCCGTTTTTGACGTTTATTACTCATGCAGTCCTCCTTTATGAGTGGAATTCGCATAAAGCACACTTCTGAGCTTAGACACAACTCAGTTGTACCTTTACTAAAATATTTAGCACATGAATCGAGAAACAAAACTGCTACTATATGGACACAACTCAGCTAAATAAGTGTACAGGAGCTTCTAATATGCATGACGTGATGGACATTGTAAAAAACCTAGAAAGTATATATGAAAGCGATACCGCTTTTAGCGTTCTTAAAGACTTTGAACGAGTACTTGACGAATTAGATATCTATGTTTACGATAACTGGGAAGATGGCGAATTAGCTTCAGGACCTAATATTGAAAAACATTGGGTAGTTTGCGAATTTATGTGGGATAAAGACAAAATGCCTGATCCAATGGGTGGTAAAAGACTTATGGATTATGACTGTAAAGTAAGTTATGAAAAAACTAGCATACTTAAACCTCGTAAAATTCAAGAACCAGGTGATATACGTCCTGGTACTAAAAAAGGTAAATTGGATAGACATCCTGTTTGGGTAGTTAAAATTCAAATGCCAAAAGAATTAATTATAAACATCTATAGCGGTTATAAAGAAGCATTAGACTTTGTTACAGATCCAGCTGTGGATGCCGGGACAGCCGTTGATGGCGAAGTACAACCGGGTGAAGAAGTAGCGGCGGCGCCAACAGGTGCAGAAGAAACCGGTGCGGCGGCACCAGCACCAGTCGAGGGTGAAGTATAATGGGTTTACAAGCACACGATTTAAAAAATTTAGTTTATGATATTTTTGAAATTGATTCATTTAAATCAAAAATGGGTGAAGATAAAGATATTGTAACTTTAAGTTTTTCAGTCAAGTCGCAAGAACCAGCAATAGACTTAATGAACTTTTTAGAAAAAGGTTATAATTTTGTATTAGATTCTGATGTAACATCAGGAGAACAACCAGACGGTACATATAAAGTATTTGTTGAGATTGAACGTAATAAAGATGTTCCAGAACAAATTATGGAAATAATTGATGGTGTAAAAAAATTAGCTGATATTGATAAACTTAGATTTAGATATTATAAGAGTTTTGATAGTCAAGATGCTGACACAGAAACATTATCAGAAATTATTCCTTTAGATACAATGGCATATGAAATTAATGTAAACGAGAACAGTTTAAATAACTATAAAAATTTCTTTAACCGCAGTTATGTGGATTCAGTTGAAGTATTACAAGACAATATTAAATTTAGAAAATCATATGCTGAACCATTAAAATTTAAAATTAAAGAATTTGGTAAATCTAAAGACATCCAGACTAATATGACAGAGTCTTTTGATGCCAATTCTTTTGCAGAAATTATATTCCTTACTAAATATTTGGGCGATTATGATATTGCCAAATACGGTGAGAAATACCTCATTGAGAATACAGGATATACATTAGTATTAACAAAGTAACAAGGATTAAACATGCAAACAAATTATAAACATGCACTAGAGGTGATTTTACATCATGAAGGCGGATATGTGAATCATCCTAAAGACCCCGGTGGCGAAACTAATCTTGGTGTAACGAAAAGAGTATACGAAGAATGGGGTGGTACAAAGGATATGAAAGACCTAACAGTTGAAGATGTTGCACCAATATATGAAAAGAATTATTGGGGTAGACTTAAATGTGATGATTTACCAAATGGCTTAGATTTATGTGTATTTGACTTTGGCGTTAATGCTGGGCCTGGTAGAGCGGCAAAGTATTTACAAACAATGATAGGTACAACTGCTGACGGAGGCATTGGGCCAAATACGTTAAAAGCTGTAGCGAATTATGTTGAAGAAGTTGGATTAGAAAAAACAATTCATAACTATCAAGAAGCAAGACAAGGATACTATGAAAAACTAACAACATTTGCAACATTTGGGAGAGGATGGACTCGTAGGGTTACTGAAACAACACAATCTGCTAATAAACTAATATGACAGTAGGTTGTAAAAATTGTGGACATGATAGCCATTGCGGGACGCCATTAAGAAAAACAATGCAGGACGGAGATAATCTTCCTGTAGAAATAGAAATTTGTAAAACATGTATTTGTACAAAATGCAGTCTTATTACAAACAACAATCGGAGAAGCCAGTGAACATAGATAACCAAAAAGCAATTTTAGAAGTACTTCATGCACAATATGGGGCTGATAAAAACATAGAAGCTACTAGTCATATCATTGATGATTTAGACGGTGATGACTTTGACTATATTGAACTTATTACAGCTATTGAAGAAAAACTTTCAATTAAGATAGATGAAAATATTGTAGGCGATGTTAATACAGTCCAGGATCTTTATGATCTTGTGGAGAAGGTAAATGGGAATAATTAGCGGTATTAAAGTAGTATTAGTATTAATGCTTTTAGCTGGTGCTGGAGGTGGATTTATGTATGTAAAAACACTTAAAGCTGACTTAGAAGTAAGTGAAGCAAATAATTCAAAACTAATAGAAAGTGTTGATTCACAAAAAGCCGTAATTGCCCAAATGAAAGCTGATTGGGAAGCTATTAATAAAATTAAGGCAGAACTAGAACACACTAATCAACAACTTACTAAAGAAAAATTAGCATTAAATGATAGATTTAATAAATTAAATGCATCAGGTAAAAAACGTGATCTTGGTAACCTTGCAGAACAAAAGCCTAAATTAGTAGATAAAACTATAAACAAACTTAATACTAATGCTAACAGATGCATTGAAATTGCTACTGGATCTCCGCTAACAGAGAAGGAAATTGCGGCAACTAAAAAGTCACAAATTAATCCGGATTGTCCATCTATAGCGAATCCAAATTATGTGCCATATCAATAGGAAAAAATTATGTTAAACATTAAAAACTTTTTACTCGTTATTTTAGTAGCTGTATTTTTAAACGGCTGTAGTAGTGTACAAAAATTAGATATTTTTAAAACTGAAGTTAAACGTGAACCGTTAGCGTTAACTCTTCCAGAACCACTTAAAGTAGAAGAACTAAAATGGTATATTGTTAATTCTGATAATGCTGAGGAAGTATTAGATAAGATTAAAAAAGGCGGAGATGATCCTGTCGTTTTCGGTCTAACTGATGAAGGGTATGAATCACTTACAAAAAACTTCGCACAAATTAGAGCATATATTATTAAACAACGCGAAATTATTAAAAAATATCAAGATTACTACGAAAAAGACGAACAATTACCTAAAGAATAACCCACCTAAATAGACACTCCGTTTTAAATCCATATCTCCTGATAAATATAGTAGTATATAACAAGGAGATTATATGTGGTTCTTTTTAATAAAAGCAATAGCTGGTAGTATTATTGGTGCGGCAACCGAAAGTTGGTTCCGTGACACTAAAGTAGGAGTTTGGTTCTACAATAAAGTAGATAAATTATATACTTGGGCCGCTAAACGCTATGATATTAAATTAATCACAGACGAAGAAAAACAGATGGTAAAGTTTCCAAAACTACAAGAAAAGCTAAAGGATTTAGAAGGCCGTCTTAGCAAACTTGAAAAGAGAAAATAGATGAACGAATTAAGTGACCTGTCCATACAGCTGACAGATGTATTGATGCCGTGGATAGGCGTTTTAATCTCTATCATGATAGCAATATGGTTTAAAGATGTAGCAACTAAACTTGCTAAAGGTATAGCATTTAAATATAACCCTCAATTTAGAGAAGGTGATAAAGTTGTACTTGACGGTGAGAGAGCTCTTATTGTTAAAATTGGAATGACAGAAACTGTTTTTGGAATTACTAAAAAAGGCGGTGAATGGGACGGTGATTATATATGGCGTTACGTACCTAATGATAGAATACCGTTTCTTAAATTAGAAAAAGTAATTTTTGATTCGACTCCACATCAAAATACAAGTTCGATTCACAAGAATCGTGAAGAGATACACAAACTTAAGAATGGAGGAAAGAAGTGAGTAATCCTAAAGTAGACAAGATACCTGTACCAGCTGACAAGACAACTACAAGTAAAAAAGTAGTAGTTGAACTTGAAGTTGATTCACAACTTAAAGACATAGGACCTAATCCTTATCAACGATGGATTCATTTAGCAAAAGCATTTGACCAGTGGAGAATCTTTCCACGTATTTTTATTACAACTTATATTATATTATTGTATCAATGTGTGCATTGGTATCTAGCTTTACCAAAACCTACTATGGAACAATCAGGTTTAATTTCTATTGTAGTTGGTGCCGGCGCGGCTTGGTTTGGTTTGTATACAGGATCCAGTAAGACTAAGTAATCATCTTAATACACGATAAGTAATAGTATGAATTTCTACGACATACTAGGTGTTAACCGTAACGCAAGTAAAAGTGATTTAAAAGAAGCTTTTAAAAAGAAAGCAATGACTCATCACCCCGATCGTGGCGGGTCAGAAGAACAATTTAAAAAAATCAACGAAGCATACGATACATTAAAAGACCCTCAAAAAAAGCAGATGTATGATCAATTTGGTAGTACTGATCCACATCCACATCAACATCGTCCTCGCCAGCAAGAATATCATTTTCATACTAGAGGCCCTAACGGAAATATAAATGTAGAAGATATATTTAATTCTTTCTTTGGACAAGGTGAACCATTTTTTGGAAACGGCTTTGGTCCTGGCCAACGAGCACATCAACGAAATCAAAATATAACAATAGCCGCAGATCTTGAGTTAGAAGATATTGTAAATGGTAAAAGTTTAATTGCAACATTTAGAACAGCTAACGGTTCAGAACAAACAGTTAATATTGATATACCTCGAGGTATTAGAAACGGTGACATAGTAAATTTTCCCGGAATGGGTGCAAATGAGTATGCTCCAGGTAGACAACCGGGGGATCTTCATGTTAAAATACGTGTAAGAAAACATGCCATATATGATGTAGATGGAATTAATTTATATGTAAATAAAAATGTTAGTGTACTAGATCTTATCTTAGGTACTAATATAACAATTGATACTATTCATGGTAAAACTTTAAATGTAACAGTACCAGCAGGAGCAAATGCAGGAACAACTTTTAGTATACACGAACAAGGATTGCCAGATCACAGGAGTGGGCAAACCGGCGCACTTTTTATTAAAATTAATGCTGTAACACCAAAAGTTGATAACGAAATAATAAGAGAAAAAATAAGAAAAATAAATGATGAAATTAATTCACGCACCAAATGATTGGTTAGAAAAAACTGTAAAGCCTTTTAATTTTGATGAACATGATGCACCTTCTATTGAAAAGGAAATGGTAGAAATCATGGATAAAGAGCAAGGTATTGGATTATCGGCTAATCAAGTAGAACTTGATGCACAAATATTTGTTATAAAGCCTACAGACTTAAAAGGATATGAAGATAATAAAGGATTTGCTATAATTAATCCTAAAATTACTCATGTATCACAAGAAACACTTATAGGCGAAGAAGGATGTTTAAGTTTTCCTTTTTTATATATAAAAGTAAAAAGACCATACGGATTGGTTGTAGACTGTCTTGACATTGCAGGAAAAGAGTGTACAATAGAGTTAACAGGTTGGAATGCTAGAATCTTTGGGCATGAATACGATCACCTATACGGAATTAATTTTATTGATAGAGTAAGTAAACTTAGACTAGAAATGGCTAGAAAGAAAAGAAGCAAGTATATAAAAAAATACGATCAATTACATAAAAGAAGGGTCATTTAATGGTTGAACCAAGCGAAAAATTACAATTAGTTTTTGATAAGGCTGTTGAGGTTTCGAAAAAGCTAAAACACGAGTATGTAACTATAGAGCATTTACTCTTTGCTATGCTTTGTGAAGAAAGTTTCTCAAAAATCTTAGAAGGATTTGGCACTGATCATGAACTAATTAAAAAGAATATTGAGCATTATCTAAAAAATAATTTAACATCAATTGAAACTGTTGAAGTCCAAGGTAAAAAATACAAACCTAAAAAAACACACGCTGTTGAACGTGTTCTTAATAGAGCATTTACTCAGGTACTGTTTAGTGGACGTCAATTAATTGAAATAGCAGATGTATTCCTTAGTATGATGAATGAACAAAAAACTTGGGCATATTTTCATATTTCTAAAGCAAATATCGACAAAACTAAATTTTCAGATTATTTAAATAATGAACTAGAAGCAACATATGAAGATGAAGAAACACAAGGCCTGGCTAGTAGGGCATTACGTTCATTTACTACTAATTTAAATCAAGAAGTTGACTCAGGAAAAATTGATCCTGTAGTTGGTAGACGTGATGAGTTGGATACTATTGCATTAGCCCTTGGACGTAGAACTAAAAATAATTGTTTACTTGTAGGTGATCCTGGTGTAGGTAAAACTGCTATTGCAGAAGGACTTGCTTGGAAAATTGTCAAGAAAGAATGTCCAAAGTTCCTACAAGAGTATAATGTTTATAACTTAGACATAGGATCTATGTTAGCTGGTAGTAAGTATAGAGGTGATTTTGAAGAACGATTTAAACTTGTAATATCTGCATTAAAGAAACGTGGAAAGACTATTATGTTTATCGACGAAGCACATATGATAAGCGGAGCAGGTGCGGCAGGTAGTAGTAGTTCAAACGATCTTGCAAATATGCTAAAACCTATATTAACTAAAGGCAATATTAAAGTAGTTGCATCTACTACATGGGAAGAATACCGTAAATATTTTGAAAATGACAGAGCATTAATGCGTAGGTTTGCTAGAGTTACAATCGATGAACCTAGCAAAGAAGTTGCAAAAGATATTTTACTTGGCATTAAGAAATACTATGAAGAATTTCACAATACTACTATTACAGAAGAGGCTGTTGATGCGGCTATTAAATTAAGTGTTAAGTACCAAACAGATAAAAAATTACCTGATAAAGCTATTGACTTACTTGATTGTGCTTGTTCTAGGTTTAACCTTAACGATCCTGAAGATAGAGTTATAAATGAAGAAGAAATTCAATTTGAATTAGCAAAAATGGTTAATCTTCCTGAAGAACAAATTAAGGAAAAAGAAACTAGTAATCTTGCTAATTTAGAAAAGAACCTTAAAGGTGAAATTTATGGTCAAGATGATGCTATTACAAACGTAGTTGATAAAATACTAGTTGCACAAGCAGGACTTAAAGAAGAACGTAAACCAATTGGTTCTTTTGTGTTTATGGGTCCAACAGGCATAGGTAAAACAGAAACTGCAAGACAACTTGCTAAACAACTTGGTGTAAAACTTATTAGATTTGACATGTCAGAGTATCAAGAGAAGCACTCTGTTTCTAAACTAATTGGTTCGCCTCCAGGATACGTAGGATTTGAAGAAAATGCTGGAATGCTTATAACTGCATTACAGGAAACTCCTAATTGTGTTTTACTACTAGACGAAATTGAAAAATCACATCCAGATGTTAGCTCGTTACTATTGCAAATAATGGACAATGGATTTATAACAGGTAGTAATGGTAAAACTGCTGATTGTAGAAATATTGTTTTAATTCTAACAACTAACTTAGGAGCCGCAGAATCAGAAAGGTCATTAATTGGCTTTGGAAATGACGAAGGCGAATTTGAAGATACTGAACTTAAGAAATTTTTTCCGCCAGAATTTAGAAATAGATTAGATGGTGTTATAACTTTTGATAAACTAGATAAAAATACTATGATAAAAATAGTTGGTAAGTTTTTAGTAGAGTTAAAGAAAATGTTAACTGATAAAAATGTTGACATTACTATTTCCGACGAAGCTATTGATGTATTAGTAGATAAAGGGTTTAATAAGAAAATGGGTGCAAGACCTTTACAACGTGTTATTGATAACGACATTAAACGTCCTTTATCTAGACTATTATTATTCGGTGAATTAAAAGCAGGCGGAATTGTAACAATTGATGTAAAAGACGAAGAATTTGTCTTAAATACTAATACCAAGGACGTGAAAGCAACCGTCCATTGATATAGAAGGCGGTTATGATACGACACGAAACAACTAAACTATTTTATGACAAATACCTTTATAAATTAGGTGTTGTTAATCCATTAGGGTTTATCTTTCGTAATAAAAATTTTAGTCATGCTAGAACAGTCATCGACGATTTACAATTTAAATTAGAAGAAAAAGAAACTCTTCGATATATGCCATCGATGCGGCATATTGATGTTACTCAAGATGACTTACACGATTTAAAAATATTACTTAGTGAACTTGAAAGTGCATCATCTTTTATGGTACGCTGTGAACAGCGTAAAGTTGGCCTTTTTTCAAATGACGATACATGGCTTAAACACGTAAGTAAAAAACTTCATCGTGTTAGCGACTTTTATGAGCCAGCAGATAATACTGCTGATCTACTTTTAAAAAATAAGAATATCATTATTAAAAATACTCCGTTTGAGTACGAATTTAAAGTAACTCTTGGAGGGAACTCAATAGACTATAATTTTTATAACTGGGCAAAAGAGAATGGTGATAAAATCCGTGTTAGTCCAGGGCTTATGTCTCGATTATCTCAAAAAGGATATGTAAATGGCAAATACTTGTATCTGCGTGATGAGAAGGTTTTAACCCTTGCAATGCTTTTCTTATCAGGCAATATTACCAGGGTAGACAGAATAGTTCTAAAGCAAGATGTAGATAAATAACAGTATGTCCAGTACAAGCGAAACAATTTTAACCCAAAATGTACACCCAGGTGATAGCACTTCAGTGACTGTCAACGGAACTGCATATAAAGGTGACGGATATTATGGCAGAGCAGATGGATTTCATACTGTTCAGTATAATTTAGTCAACTTTAATGGTACAATTAAGATGCAAGGTACATTAGCAACAACACCAGTTGAAGCTGATTGGGGTGATATTGTAGGTACAGAAGTAAGTACATCAAACAATAGTCATTTTAAGAATTTTACCGGTAATTTTGTATATGTTAGAGTATCAGTAACATATACAGCAGGTACAGTAACATCTGTACTATTAAATCATTAGGATAGTAATATGAAGCACTTTATTAATATAGTATGGGAAAAGAAACCAGAAGATGTAGACGAGGTTGTAGTTGATTCAATCCTCGAATGTGCCGACGAAGCATTACTTGAAGATGAAACAAATTACGAAATAGGTGAAACTGAACAAGGTGGCGTTATATTAACTGTAGAAACACACAAAAACCTCAAAGATTCTGAATCTACTGTAGTAGCTGAGCGTATTGCTCATAAACTATTTGATTTAGGTTATAATCACTTCGATATCGAAATTTCTGTCTAGCCTTAAAGTCTGATAAATACTCTATACATAGGAGGTTTCATCATGGCTTGTAATAATGACCAATGCAAGGACAAAAAATGTACTTGCGATCCCTGTGAGTGTACTGCAACAATGCGTTGCGAATGCTGTACTAGAACAGAAGAAGAAGAATAACTATGAAAATTAATGAATTTATAGATGATCATAACGATGAAAGCAAACCTAACTTAGGGTTTGATGTTGTAAGTGACCTTCATGTCCATATGAAGAACGACCCTATGTTTTATCGTAAACAGTATTATCCAACTATTGCTAATATGCAAGATCGTCTAAAACAAGGCAATCCAATTGATACAAAAAAGGCAATATTGCCTATGGTAAACAAAGGTATTAATCACTATTGTGCAAAATATAGTATTCCTAAACGTCCAGAGGATTTGATGCAAAGCGAAGAAATTGATGCGTTAATTGAAAAAATCTATGGCGAAGAAATGGAGCTAATTGAAAAAGGTGATTATTAATGCTCTTACGACAACTTACTGAAGCTGACGGGAAAACGGCTGTATTTGCCTTCGGGCGAATGAATCCTCCTACAATTGGACACGCTAAATTAGTTGATGTAATTACAAGTCAGCCAGGCGATCCTTTCCTATTTTTAAGTCATACACAAAAACCTAAAACAGATCCTTTATCATTTGCAGAAAAAGTTTTTTTTGCTCGTAAATGTTTCGGCAATGGAATTACTATCGGGCATGATAGTGTTAGAACTATTATTGATTGTTGCAAATTTCTTTACAGTAGAAAATATACTGATCTTATCTACGTAGCTGGTGACGATCGTGTAGAATCTTTTGATACATTACTAAACAAATACAACGGTGGCGATGATTATCAATTTAATTCCATAAATGTTATAAGTGCAGGACAACGAGATCCAGATGCCGAAGGTGCTGAAGGTATGAGTGCTAGTAAAATGAAACAAGCGGCAGTTGACGGAGACATTGAATCATTTAGATCTGGTGTTTGTAGCAAAGATCCTAAAGTAGGAAAAATGTTATACAATAAAGTTCGTGCTGGATTAGGAATACAAGGCGAAGCTATACAAGTAATAGAATCAGAAGCAGATTTTTATCCACATTTATATAAGAAAGAAGACGGCGTATTTTACCGAGGAGAAGGTAAAGGGGGCAAAGGTTTAGGACTAGGTGCATTAGGTAGAGGAGTTTATCTTACATGGACTGAGTCTGCCGCGAATGCATTTTCAATACATCATGGTGCTGATGGTGAGATTGTTAAGTATAAAGTAAAGCCAGGGTTAAAAATAGCTGATTATCAAAGCGACGAAGTAGCAGATATCAAAGCAAAAATGGGACTTAAACCTTGGGAGTATACTGGAGATAAAATGTACTCAGCAATACTAACAATGGACTTAAAAGAAGCAGGATATGATGGAGTAGTTAGTGATAAAGCTGTTGAAGGTTTATTAATCTTTGACGCAAGTAACGTAACCCGAATAGAAGGAGATTCTAATCAGTAAACTAAAGTCTAGATATTGTGTAAAATGCGAAGCGATGTATCAATGGCAATGTTCATGTCCGAATAACGTAAAGCATAAAAACATTATGAAAACATTTCATAAAATTAGCATGGGCAAAGTAGACGAAGCAAGTAAATATTGTGGAATAGATAAAAAGTAAAATGGATATAGAAAGATTAAAACAATTAGCAGGGGTTAACGAGTTTCAAGGATACTCTGAATACAAAATAGACGAGAATCCTAGTATAACTGCCGCGGCATTAAAGAAAAAAGAAAAAGAACAAGGTATTAAACCAGGTACAGAAGATTGGTTCAAACTTTGGTTTAGTAGACCTTTCATGGTTGCAAGTAACGTACCATTTAGGGGGCGTAAAAAATGAAAATAACTGAAGTTTTAGGTTACAAACAAGAATGGATAATAATGCCTCAAACAATTAAGCCACAAGGTTTAATACATAAAAAAGGTATTGGTCCAAATAACAGATTTGACTTTAAAAACAAAGGCAATAATAAAGCTAATGAAAGTATGAGCTTTGCCGCAGGTCATAAAGACAAAGAAAAAGGTTACTGGACTAGCGATACTGATTCAGGAAGCCGTTATGGTGATGACTTTTATAAAAATTCAGACAAGTATATGTATGGTGATGAAGAACCACCTGAAAATCCTGATTACGATCCAGAACTAGATTTAAATTTGTCTAATTCAAATATGCGTGAAGTGTTTGACGAGCTTGGATTTGGAGATCCGGACTCTAATGTCCCTATAGACGAGTTCATTGCATTCACTACTCAATGGTTAAAACGACATATAGGCAAACGTTCAGCAGAGGAACCTACTACAGTAGATAAAAGTGGCGGCGGTGCTACAATGATTGGTGGCGGCAAACGTGAAGGTTACTTTAATGAAGTAATAATGATGATGAATAAAATTGCACGTATTGGAAAACAACGTGGTGCAACTCATGTTTGGGCGGCATAATGAAATTACGTCAGTTATACGAAGGTGTCGGCAGAATTACAAAGCAGAATCAAACATCTGACGTAGGCCCTGACGAAATTAAAAAACAAGCCGCTAAATTCGGAAACAAAGTTGACAAAGATGGCCGTCCTGGCTACTTTATGCACGATAAAGCATACAAAAATACTAACCCTAATACACTTTTTAATTTAGGAATGTCAGAATCAAAAAACTCTATTGCATATACTGACCCTAACTTTGATAATGAATGGGGCGAAGCAAAACGTTACAAGGAATTTAAAAATATAGGTAAAGATAAATGGATTGCTCTTGCTAAAAAAGGTAAAGTAGTAGACTATGATGCTGAAACAGTTAAAAAGATTAAAAATACTGAAGCTGGTAACGTAAAAGATTGGGATAAAATAGATCCTGTACGGAAAAAAAGAGTAGTACAACAATTACAAACAGGTAAAATTGAATTACCTATTGTTGCAAGTTATAGTGATGGATGGTTAGAGCTTGTAGGTGGTAATACAAGACTTACCGCGGCAATAAGAACAACTGGTAAGGGTAAAGTATGGCAATTTGATGTTCCAGATAACCTACAAGAAAAAGAAGCTAAAGGTTTATCAAGTAACAGCAAAATTTATGTAGACATGGATGGAGTACTTGTAGATTTCTTTAGTGCTTGGACTAAATTAATGGGAGTTAAAACTTGGAAAGACATTTCGAATGTAAATGTAGGACTTGATAAAATTAGAAATACTCCAGACTTTTGGACTAAACTAAAACCAACATCTAATGCCGATAATCTATTAGGCATTATTAAACAAATTAAAGGAAGTTACATAATTCTTTCTGCACCGATGGCAGACGATCATAGAGTTGAGCCTAGTAAAAGAGAATGGGTGCAAAAGAATTTAAAAGCATTTCCACCCGATGATGTTATTATTACAACTAATAAAAAACAATATGCTGTACAAAAAGATGGAACACCAAACATCTTAATTGATGACTTTGGGCAAAATGTTGCTAAATGGGAAGGTGCTGGTGGAGTGGGCTTTAAACATAAAGACCATAAGTTTGAAAGAACTGCTAAAAACTTACAACAACATTTTAAAGAATCTACTATTATTGAAGGTGATTTAAAAATGAAATACAGCGATTTTAAAGACTTTGTTGCTGATAAAGTTAGACAGCCACAAAAAGGATATGGCAAATCAGAATACGACCCAAAATTACTAAAGAAAATTTACGAACTCCTGTCAGGACAGGATGTTGATTGGGACGGTAAAAATTATACTATACATGATATAGATAATTCTCCAAGACAGTTGGCTAGAAAAGGACGAAATCCAGCTACAGAGCGTGAGCTTACAAAAGGTCAAGAAAAAGACAAAGAACGTATTGTTAAAGGTATGAAAAAAGACAAAAAAGGCTTCGCAAAACGCTATGGTGATGACGCTAAAGCAGTTATGTATGCTACAGCTACGAAACTAGCAAAAGCATAAATACTAAAGCTAGGAAAAACTATGAGATTTAACGAGCTTAAAAAATACAAGGATGGCAGAGTAGTAAAACCCCGCGATCCTAACTGGAAACAAATGCAAGATCTTAAAAAGAGTGGTGCCGCTGGATCTCATGGTGATAAAACTAAAGAAATTCCACGCAAAGCAAAATACAAAGACGAATTCACAAATGAAGATGTTCAGCACTTAACTGAACTTGCTTTCTTACCATTATTAATACCAGCATTAGCAACCGCTGTTAGAATAGGTGCTCCTCATGTGCTTAGATTCCTTGGAAAAAAGGGTGCAAAAGAAATAATTAAAAAAGGAGCTCAGAGCGGAGCAGGTGCGGCGGCTAATATAGCAAAAAATGCCAAACCACTTATTCAAAAAGGTGCAGAAGCGGCAGGTAAAGGTGCAATAAAAGTAGCACCAAAGATTGCCAAAGGTGCTGGAAGTGTAGCAAAAGGCGTAGGAAAACAAATTCTTAAACATCCTATTAAAGCTACAATATTAGGCGTAGGTGCAAAAATTTATACTGAAGTAGATGAATTATTTGATCACATCAAAGAACTTGTAGGTGATATGCTTGATAATGAAACTATCAAAGCACTTGCACAAGTGGCAGTAAAATGGGCGTTACCGGCAACGGCAATTATTGCAATCTTATACGGTGGTAAAAAACTTTATGACTATATACAAGATGAAGACGACCCCGAAGCACAACCACAAGAAGATATACAAGACGAAAGTGATGAAAATGCTCCAGCAAGACTTTTAGGAGTCGCCCAAGCTCATTTAGGCTATGGGTTAGAAATGGCTCAACACGTATTAGATGGAGATAAGTTCAAAGCTGAAAGCATGGCAAGAGTTATTGTAGACGGTTGGCCAGACGCAATTGACAAAATACATAACGTATATAAAACAAGATCAAACGGCGAAAGCATTAAAGAATTTATTGACGATCGAGTTGGAACAGTTGTAAGAACAATTAAAGGACGTAGAGTAAAAATAATACAAGCTGATCCTAAAGCTGGAGTATATAAAGTAGAATTTCAAAACGGTGACACAAAGTATATGAACCGCGATGAACTAGATCTTGAACATCCTACAGATGCATTAGGTAAAGCTACTAAAAGACGTGATTGGAAACATCCATGGGATATAGGTGAAGCAAAAGAAAAAATGTGTCCTGAAGCCTGTTGTGGTGTGCCAGTTAGCGAATGTCATTGTCCACCAGATTGTCCTCATTGTGATTGTAATGCAATTAAAGAAGATAAAGAAAAACCAACTGATAAAGAAATTAAACAAGCAAAAGGTATTGCTTTTGATAAAAGATATAAAGATGGCAATTACACTGGAGCATCAAATACTATTGAAAAACTTAAAAAAGGATTATCAAAACATCCAGACGTTGCTAACGCATTAAAAAGAGCAAACGAAGATCTTGATTCAAAATCGCATAAAGCATATTCATCAATGTGGCACAAATCAAATCCGATCGGACGTAACTGGTTAGATCCAGATGATTATGATGCCGATGCAGAAGGTACGCATATGATTACTGATACACCAACAGAAATGCACATCTATAAAGTACCTGCAAAAAATTATGACGAAGCATTTGATAAATGGCTAGATGGCAAAAATAGTGATAGAGTTCAAGACCACGAATTTTATGATTCAACTAAAGACTACTCAAGCGAACACCAATATTGGGGACGTATTGATCCATCAAATGATGAAATGAATTGGCCAGATCATCCTAGTAATAGAGATCCAGAAGATGACGACTGGACAGATGATGATGAAAAAGAATTTGGTACTGCCGCACGTGATCTAACAAATGTTCCAGGACGTGAATATGATGACGATGATGAAGAAGAAGCAAAAACATTATCAAAAGATAAAAAGGAAGCATTTATGTCTGAAGAAAAATTTGGCGTTACAGATTTAGAAGACTATAGAGAAAAAATGAAAACTCTTTATAGTTTAGAACGCTATATGAAAAGCGATCCGGAACTTGCTGATGAAGTAAGACGTAGATATAGAGAATTAGCAACGTGGAAAGTTAATTATGATAAAGAAAACGCTGAAAATTATGAATCACAAATATATGATGGTATGAAAGAAATAGGCGAAACAGCTACAGCTGGATCAACAAGTGCAGGCAATATCGCAACTGTGGCTAATCCTGTAATTGCTAAACATAAACCTGCAAAAAAAGGTAAATTTGGAGCTCCTAAGGCACCACAAAAAAAGAAGGCTGATGGTACAGCCGTAAATGCATTAGACATGAGTAATAATTTAATGGGTGGCGGCGCAGTTAAACGCTAAATACAGTAAGGATAATACTATGCGAGAAAAAGAAATTATAAAACAAGAAGTTGAATTAGAAGAGGATATGGTTGTTAGAATAAAAAATATTAAAATGCCACCAAATACTGGTGGTGAGGTGCCTAACTCTATTATAGTTAATGTACCAGCAGGTAAGGATCCAAAAGAAGTTGGCCGTGGAATTTTAAAGAGAATGACAGGTAAAGTACCAACTAGTTTTGATGTAGTTAAAGAAACATTAAAACCAGTAGAAGATAAAGAAGAAGTTCAAGAAAACTTAGGTGACTTAGCTCATAAAGTTGAGCAAGATCATGAAATCCAACTCGCTAGAGGCGAGTTATATAAAGCCGCAAAATATTCTATTAAACTTCATGACATGCTTAAAGGTATGAGTGAAGCAGAAGGATTAGACGGTTGGGTATCAGCTAAAATTACTAAAGCATCTGACTATCTTGGTACTGTTTTCCATCATTTAGATTACCAAACAAAATTTGACGAAGTATCAGAGTCTACATGTAATTGTAGCTGTGGTAAAGAAATCTGTGAAAGTTGTGGTAAAACTCATAAAAAGAAAAAAGTTAAAGAAGAAACTAAGTTTACTTCACAACAAATCAAACAAGCATACGGAATTGCAAATGACCCTAGATACAAACAAGGTAACTATTCAGGTGCAGTTAAGGCTATTGAAAAACTTGCAAAAGGGTTATCAAGCCATCCAGATGTACAAAAAGTTTTAAAAAGAACTAACGAAGGTGGAATGCCAACAAGCGTTATTAAGAACAAACAGAAATACGCTGACATGTCTGACAAAGAATTAGCAAGTCATTTTAAAGGTAAAGATGAAAAAACTCTAAAACAAATGGCGTGGAGACACGGTTATGGTAAGATGAGTTCTCACTATGTAGATAGGGTTAAAAACGAAACATATAAAGACCAACTACAAACTAAATTAGAAGCGAAAAAAAATGAAAATTAGAGATCTTATTGAAGGACCGGGCTGGGACGCTTTTAAAAAAGGTGCAGGAGCTGGGTTTGATAAATTTAATAAAGGCCTCGGTAAAGCCTCTGGAAGAGATATGACTGTAGAACCAGCTACTGGTACTGATATAGCAGGACCAACAAAAGCAGGCTGGACTGGCAAAGCCGCAGAGCCTAAAGATGATAAGACAAAAGAAGTTGATTTAGAAAAACAAAACGCATTATTAAAAAAACAAATACTAATATTACAAAAACAACTTAAAAAGCTGGAGGGCTAGATGTTTTTAACAATTGGCTTTATTATAGGATTCGTAGCAGGTTGGTATATAAACGAAAAATTTGAAGACTTGCAAGAACTTCTTACTAAATTTAAATTCTGGAAAAAGTAAATGAGATTTCATCAATTTGAAAGAGATGCTCTAATCAATTTTGGGAAGAAGTATGGTTATATTACTGAAGGTATGTCTGACGAAGAAATAAATGAAATATTACCTGCACTTGCTGGCATAGGAAGAATGGCGGCGAAGGGTGCAGGAGCAGTAGCAAAAGGTGTTGGTAAAGTAGGAGCCAAAGCGGCAAAGGCTGGAGGCAAGTTAGCTGTTAAAGGAGCTAAAGCAGGAGCTAAGGCGGCTGGTAAGTTAGCTGTTAAAGGAGCTAAAGCAGGAGCTAAGGCGGCTGGTCAAGGAGCCAAAGCGGCTGGACGTGGAATTGCTCAAGGAGCCAAAGCCGTTGGACAAGCTGTTGACGCCGCAGGCGGAGTTGGAGCAATTGCACAACAGGCAGGCGCGGCAGTTGGACAAGGTGTTGATAAAGTTAAAGGTGTAGCACAACAGGCGGCACAAGGTTTTAAACAACAACAAGCACAAACACCAGCACAAGAAATTCCACCAGGACAACCAGCAGGAAAACCAGACCAAAAAGCAACACAAAAAGTTGCACAAAGAGCCACAGCACTAAAAAGTGTAGCTGGCGGTTCAGCAAGTGGCGGTATGGTTGCTAAAGGAATGGATAAAGTTGCCTCAGGAAGTACATTACCTCCTAATTTAATAAAAGCAATAGCACCTTATACACAAAGCATTCAAAAGATGATGCAAGATCCTCAATTATTTTCTAAATTTAAACTATTAATGAAACAAGCTAACGCCGGGCAATAAGCCGGAAGGCATATCTAAGAACCTTAGCAGTACATAAGTATTGTTATGCAAGATTTTAGAATAGAACAACTATCATTTACTGAACAATTTGATGTGTATACTAATGTATACTCAAAAGCAACAGAAGTGAAAGAACATCTCACCCAACTTATTAAACAAGAAGGCGATAAACAGTACAGAAGAACAAATGTTCAAGCGAACATGACATCGTGGGACATGTTTTCAAATAAAGACTTTATTCCTATAATTGATTGGGTAATTGAAACTTTAAAACTAAGCGACACACCGTCTGCACCAAAAGACACAACAAAACTTTATTGTGTTGATTGCTGGGGTGTTAATTATAAAACAGGCGACTATACTAACCCTCATGCTCATTGGCCAGCACAATGGGGTTTCGTATATTATGTTGATGCTTGTCCAAAATGTGCTCCATTGGTATTTCCAGGAGCAGGAAAAGCCATCAAACCAAATACAGGATTAGTTATAATTTTTCCTGGACCAATATCACATTCTGTACCAAAACACGAATGCGATCATAATAGAATTTGTATAGCTGGAAATATTGCATATAAATTAGAGAAAGCTAATCCAAAAAAAATTGCAGAAAACACTTGACATTAGACAAGAAAACAAGTATAATATACTAATAACCTGGAGGTAAAACATGAGTGACCGCACATACGGCCCCGAAGAGAAAGACAAATTAACAAGACTAGTAAATGAAGGCGCAACAGTTCTACAAGAAATTGAAGATCTTAATGCCGGACTAAAAGATACTGTCAAAGCAGTAGCAGAAGAATTAGATATGAAACCATCTCTTATTACTAAAGCAATTAAAATTGCTCATAAAGGAGATTGGTTAGCGACTGCTGATGCATTTGACGACTTAGAAACTTTAGTTGCTACGGTTGGCAAAGACAAACTGTGATATTTCGAATACAAAACTTTTTTAAAGAATCTTATAGATTAAGTCCTACAGCATTTTATTGTGAAATGATTGAGGCAAGTTTATTAATTAGTGCAAGTGCAATTCTTACATTTACTGTACTAGATCCAGCAACCAAGATTTTTATACCAATGTACTTTATTGGATCAATTTTTGGTATTATAAGTGCAGTCATTAGACGAGCGGCATTTGTTATTATATTGTGTTCATGGTTTACTCTTATGAATGCTATAGCACTTTGGAAATTATTTTTATGACAATCTATATGGTAGACATAGACGGTACAATATGTTATACTGATGGTAACAAATATAAAGAAAGTAAACCTAAACAAGCTAGAATAGAGTATTTAAATGAACTATTTGATAAAGGCGATGAAATACATTACTGGACAGCCAGGGGTGCAAAGTCTGGAATAGATTGGATAGAGTTTACTAAAGAACAATTAAAAGGCTGGGGAGTAAAGTTTACTTCTGTAAAAACATGCAAACCACATTACGATTTATGGATAGATGATAAGGCAACAAGTGATAATGATTATTTTTGGCACGGTCCTAAGGGCCTACGTAGATAAAGGAGTATTAAATGAGTTACGTTGATGCTCTATTTGATAGAAATGCAGATATTCTTCGTGTTGTAGAACGCAAAGAAGGTAAAAGGCATTTTACTGAATACCCTATTAAGTATACATTCTTTTACAAAGACCCACGTGGCAAGTATAAAAGCATTTATGGTGATCCTTTAAATAGAATTGTTTCAAAGTCTACTAAAGACTTCCGTAAAGAACTTGCAATTAACAATACAAAACAATTATTTGAAAGTGATATTAATCCTATCTTTCAATGTTTAAGCGAAAACTATCTTAACGTTGATGCTCCGAAACTTAATGTAGCATTTTTTGATATTGAAACAGATTTTGATCCTGAACGTGGCTTTGCTGATCCTAGTGAGCCGTTTATGCCTATAACTGCAATTAGTGTACATCTACAATGGATGAATACTCTTGTTACTTTAGCAGTTCCTCCGAAAACACTTACAATGGAAGAAGCTAAAGAACAAACAAAGGAATTCCCTAATACACATTTATTCGAAAAAGAAGGAGATATGTTAAAAACATTTCTTGACTTAATCGAAGATGCTGATATTCTTACTGGTTGGAATAGCGAAGGATATGATATTCCATATACAGTTAATAGAGTAAGCAGAGTATTAAGCAAAGATGATACAAGACGTTTTTGTCTTTGGGGACAATTGCCTAAGAAACGTGAATACGAAAAATACGGTAAAAAAGCTGAAACCTATGACTTAATAGGTAGAGTACATTTAGATAGTTTAGAATTATATCGTAAATATACGTATGAAGAAAGACACACATACAGACTTGATGCTATTGGCGAAACTGAGATCGGTGAGCAAAAAACTGTTTACGAAGGTACGCTCGATCAACTTTATAACAATGACTTCAAGACATTCATTGAATACAACAGACAAGATGTTGCATTACTGGACAAGCTGGACCAAAAACTAAAGTTTATTGATTTATCAAATGAACTAGCACACGCAAATACTGTTTTGCTACAGACTACAATGGGTGCCGTTGCAGTTACAGAACAAGCAATTATTAACGAAGCTCATGGCAGAGGTCTACAAGTTCCTAATAGAATTAAACGTGAACCAGGTAGTGAACCAGCCGCTGGTGCCTATGTTGCATTTCCTAAGAAAGGTTTACATAAGTGGATTGGTTCAATGGACTTAAATTCACTATATCCATCTGTTATTAGAGCATTGAATATGGATCCTGCAACTATAGTAGGACAACTAAGACCATCTGATACAGATGCAATGGTTGAAGAAGCAATGACACTACAGAAAAAATCGTTTGCAGGTGCTTGGGAAGGACGATTTGGTACACTAGAGTATGATGCTGTAATGGAGCAACGCAAAGATGTTGATATTACTGTTGATTGGGAAAATGGTGACGAACAACTAATGAGTGCGGCCGAAGTATATAATGTTATTTTTAATTCGCGAAATCCGTGGATGTTATCTGCTAATGGAACTATTTTAACAACTGAATTTGACGGTGTTATTCCTGGATTGCTAAAACGTTGGTATGCAGAACGTAAAGAATTACAAGCAATGAAGGGGAAAGCCATTGAAGCTGGTAATAAAATAGAAATAGCATTCTGGGATAAACGACAACTTGTTAAGAAGATTAACCTAAATAGTTTATATGGTGCAATACTAAATCCTGGTTGTAGATTCTTTGACAAACGTATTGGTCAATCAACTACACTTACTGGTAGGCAAATTGCAAAACATATGAGTGCTGAATGTAATAAAGTAATCACAGGCGAATACGATCACGTTGGTGATGCAGTAATTTATGGTGATACAGATTCTGTATACTTTTCTGCGTTTCCTGTTTTGAAAAAAGAAATAGAAAACAAAGATATACCTTGGGATAAAGAAAGTGTTATTAAATTATACGACCAAGTAGCAGGTGAAGTTAATAAAACCTTTATAGAATTTATGAGCAAGGCTTTTCATTGTCCGAAAACTCGTGCAGATGTTATTGCCGCAGGTAGAGAAATTGTTGCAGAAAGTGGATTATATATTACTAAGAAAAGATATGCGGCACTAATTTACGATGAAGAAGGTGAACGTAAAGATACAAATGACAAGCCTGGTAAAGTAAAAGCAATGGGTTTAGACTTAAAACGTTCTGATACACCTGAGTTTATGCAAAACTTCTTAAGTGAACTATTGCTTATGGTATTAACTAATCAAACAGAAGCTGAAGTATTAAAACGTATTACAGAATTTAGAACAGAATTTAAATTACGTCCTGGATATGAAAAAGGTTCTCCGAAACGTGCAAATAAAATTGGAGATTATAGACGTAAAGAAGAAAAAGAAGGTAAAGCAAATATGCCCGGACACGTTCGAGCAAGTATTAATTGGAATACGTTAAAACGCATGAACGGAGACAAGTATAGTCAGGAAATTGTAGATGGTATGAAAGTTATTGTTTGTAAATTAAAACAAAATCCATTAGGGTATACAAGTGTTGCATATCCAACAGACGAATTACGATTACCTGATTGGTTTAAAGAACTTCCATTTGACAACGATGCTATGGAATCAACTATTATAGATAACAAACTAAGCAACTTAATCGGAGTACTTGATTGGGATATCCAAAGTACATTACAAAATAACACATTTGGTTCGCTATTTGACTTTGGAGGTAATGAATAATGCATGGAATGATAGATTTAGAAACATTAGGTACTAGTCCTGATACAGTAATACTAACTTTAGGAGCAATTAAGTTTGATCCTTACACTAATGTCGAACCATCCGATGGTCTATACTTACGTGTTAATGTAGACGATCAAACAGAGATAGGTCGTACTATCGACCAAAGCACTTTAGATTGGTGGGGCAAACAAGACGAAAGCATACGTGAAGAAGCTCTTGGTGACGGAGATAGAGTTGGCTTAAAAGAATTAACTAAAAGCCTAAATAAATGGTGTGTAGGCTTAGATTATTTGTGGTGCCAAGGTCCACTATTTGATTATGCTATCTTAGAAAATCTATATAAGAATTTACAAATTCCTATTCCTTGGAACTTTTGGCAAATTCGCGATAGTCGTACATTGTTTGCAATGATGCCTAAAGACCCTCGTAAAGCAATACAGAGCGACGCACACAACGCCTTAGCAGATTGTTACTATCAAGCTAAATGCGTACAACAAACATATAAGCACTTTGGAATTAAAAAATGAAAGTAGGTATAACTTTTTCTACATTTGATTTATTACATGCTGGTCATATTGCTATGTTACGTGAAGCAAAAGATCAATGTGATTATCTTATATGCGGGTTACAAATAGATCCTTCAATGGAGAGACCAGGAAAAAATAAACCAATTCAAACTGTAGTTGAAAGGTATACTCAATTAAAGGGTGTAAAGTATGTTGATGAAATTATTCCGTATGTACGAGAAAAAGATATTGACGATATATTAGAACTTTACAATAATATTAATGTACGAATATTAGGTGTAGAATATGAAGGCAAAGACTTTAGTGGTAAAGCAACAGGTGAACGTTTAGGAATAGAACATCATTATAATCAACGCAATCATAGATTTTCTAGTAGTGGTTTAAGAGAACGGTTCCAAGAACGAATGATTGGTAAAGTATGAGAATATTAATAACAGGAAGTTCGGGAATGGTCGGACAAGAATTACAAAACCATTTATTTAATCATGATGTAAAAACTATTGATTTACTAGATGGTCAAGATCTACGAAACTGTAATTTAGATTATGATGTTGATGTTATATTTCATCTAGCTGGTAAAAGTGGAGTTAGAAAAAGTATAGATAACCCTAAAGAATACTTCGAACACAACGTAATGGCATCACATAGATTATTTGAAGCATTTCCAAATACTCGAATTATCTACGCAAGTTCTAGTACTGCTAAAGAACCTTGGAGGAATCCTTATGCATTATCAAAAAAAACTATTGAAGGCATTGCCCCAGATCATGCATTAGGCCTACGTTTTACGACTATATACAATGGAGACCAGGAACCTCGACCAGATATGTTTATTCCAAAGCTCTTAAGAAAAGATATACAATTTATCAATAGCAACCACAAAAGAGATTTTATTCATGTTACAGACGTTTGTGATGCACTTATGTTGCTAATGACTCATCCATTAACTGGGGTATTTGACCTAGGCACAGGACAATCCTATCCAATAAAAGACATTACTAATCATATAGGATTAACTCCTAAAGAAAAAATTGGTGATAAACATGAACGACTTGATAATCAAGCCGACATTAGTAAATTAATAGAAATAGGTTGGAAACCTAGTATTAATATTTTTGAGTACTTTGATGAGTTAAACATGGCAAATAATGCTTGACTTTTTAATAATTTTTAAGTATAATATAATTTAAATGGAGAAATGAATTTATGAAAGATATCTTACAAGACATTGTTGCACATACACATTCGTTAGGTTTTTTAAATCTAATTAAAGTTACAGGTGATGCAACATCAACAACAATTGAAAGTATGGCTGAAGATCGATCAGTAATTCTTTCATCTAAAACTAAAGCACCAGTTACTGAATTTAACGAAACATTTGGTATGCCTAACTTAGATAAGTTAGCTTTGCATTTAAAGAATCCAGAATATCAAAAAAATGCAAAACTATCTGTGGAGAAAGCAGATAGAAACGGTGTTACAATTCCAACACATATACACTTTGAAAATGAAGCAGGTGATTTCAAAAACGATTATCGTTTTATGAATAGCGAAATTATTAATGAGAAACTTAAATCTGTAAAGTTTAAAGGTGCAACATGGGAAGTTGAGTTTGAACCAACTATGGCATCGATTAATAGAATGAAACTACAAAGTGCCGCACATGCTGAAGAAACTGTTTTCACAGTAAAAACTGTAGACAAGACTTTAGTATTTTACTTTGGTGATCATTCAACTCATTCAGGTGACTTTGTATTTCAACATACAGGCATTGAAACTGAATTAAAACATTCTTGGAGTTGGCCTGTAGCACAAGTACAAGCAATCCTAAGTCTCGACGGAAAGCAAATAATGAAAATTTCCGATCAAGGTGCTATGCAAATTACAGTTGATTCTGGATTAGCTGAATACGATTATATTTTGCCAGCACAATCTAAATAGGGGTTAATATGAACAAAGATCTAACAAAAGCACAAAAAGATTATGCAGTTTTTCTTCCAGCATTAAGTGGCTTTTTCGCAACCTATATAGGAAAACAACGCCACGGGGAGTATGTTGATAAAACTAGAATCCCTTCTAACTTTCCAAATGATGTAGAGAGTATGAATTGGTTAAATCCACAAAAGGGTTTATTCAACTATCATTGGAGTTTATATAGTGCAGGTCATGCCGAATTAGATATAAACAAACATTCACCTAAAGAAGATATGATTCGTAATAGGGATCGTGATAATAGTTGGCTACTTGGTGACTCAGGTGGTTTCCAAATTGGTAAAGGTGTTTGGGAAGGCGATTGGAAAGATCCTAACTGTCCTAAAGCTAAAAAGAAACGTGAACAAGTTCTTGCTTGGATGGATGAGTATATGGACTATGGAATGATTTTAGATATTCCAGCTTGGGTATCACGTTCTCCAGCAGGAGCAAAAGCAACAGGAATTGACAATTATCAAGATGCCGTTAATGCTACACGCATTAATAACGATTACTTTATGAAAGAACAAAATGGTAATTGTAAATTCTTAAATGTTTTACAAGGCGAAAACCATGCTGATGCAGAAGATTGGTATCAGCAAATGAAAGACTATTGTGATCCTAAAAAATATAGCGATCATTTTAAAGGTTGGTCGATGGGTGGTCAAAATATGTGTGACATACACCTAGTATTAAAAAGACTTGTAGCATTACGTTTTGATGGACTATTAGAAACAGGTAAACATGACTTCATGCACTTCTTAGGTACATCTAAACTTGAATGGGCGGCCTTACTAACTGACGTACAACGAGCAGTTCGTAAATATCATAATCCAAACTTTACAGTTACATTTGATTGTGCAAGTCCTTTCTTAGCAACTGCAAATGGACAAGTTTATATTCAAACAGAAACAGAAGATAGATCTAAATGGGTGTATCGAATGGTGCCGAGTGTTGATGATAAGAAATATGCTACAGATTCTCGTTTATTTAAAGATGCAGTATTACAAGATGGTATATTTAAAAACTTTGAAGATTCTCCTATAACGGACGGATTAAAAGTTTCAGATATATGTTATTATAAGCCCGGGGACCTAAATAAGATAGGTAAAGAAGGAAAAACTAGTTGGGATTCATTTAGTTATGCAATTCAAATGGGGCATAACGTTTGGCATCATATTAATGCTGTACAAGAAGCAAATAGACAATATGACAATGGTGTAATTCCTAAAATGTTAGTTGAAGAAAAATTTGATAGGACTTATTTCAAAGATGTCGTTGAGGCAATATTTGCAACTAGTAACAAAGATGAAGCAAATGCAGTAATAGAAGAATATAATCGATTTTGGTTATCTATTATTGGTACTAGAGGTGCAACGGGTAAAAAGACTATTAACTCAAGTACATTTTATAAGAATCTTTTTTATGAAGGTGATGACATTAACAGTACTGAAGATGATTCTGATAATGAACCCGAGTTACAAGAAAGCAAGTTGGAGGAACTTGAAAATGAACAAGAGCAAGGAACAGAAGAGATTAGAGAACGAACACCGTTATCTACATAACAAAGTAGAACAAATGGAAAACGAACGTGAAGAAAACGCCTACAGAGGTTGGCAAACAAAAGAATTAATAAAAAGGCATAAAAAATTAAAACTTAAGGTCAAAGATCAAATAGAAAAATTGGCAAAATTCATGAAAAAATAATGCTTGACTTATTGCTGTTTTCTGTTATAATTATAGAATAGTAAAGGTATAAAAACACTTAGGCAAACAAAAGGACAAGACAATGAAGACATTTATGCTACTCTTAGCATTCACACTAACTGAACCAGATGGTACACAACGAGATGAAATTGTGAATGTTCTTTCACGACACTTCGATTCAAAACCCGAATGTACTGAATTTGTTCTTGATTGGGAGGAAACTATTAGGTCACGTGGATTAGATGCTGTACAAAATATGCTTAGAAAAGACTGGAAAGTTGAATTGACGCATATTGGTTGTGCAGAAAAACCCGACTTTAAAAAGATTACTTCTGTAGATCATCAAGTACAAGAAGATCCTGAAATGGGAAGATAATGGAACGTATATATACAAGCGGTACAAAAACAGATGTAACATATTTTACTGGGTTTGAAGTAGAAAAAACTCCAGCATATGATATGGATACATTATTTGTAGTTGGTCCTCAACCCGTAGACGAAATTATTGATCAGGCTGAGCATTTCGGTTCTCAACACATTTATTTGGGTGCGAACCAAAGTTTTCATATAGATCTTATGCAACGACATCCGGGAGAAGTAGAGTTGTGGAATAAGATTATAAATCCTTTACTAGAAAAAAATTATTGGGTAACCTTAGATTATGATATTAAATATCATGAATGGGTACTTGATAATGATTGGAATTCAGAAGATAAATTTATTTCACAGATTAGCATAAAATTACCAGATATTCATCATTTAAATTATAATGCTTGTATTAAACTCGATGATACAGACTTTAATCATAGCAATCCTGGTGTTTGGATACACCAAGTACATGATTTGATGGATCGTAAAAAATTTACAGGTTGGGATTCGTACTCAAAAGACGAACCTGTAAAGGTTGACACAGAAACAAAAAGGTAGTATACTATGAGTACAATGGACACAATAGGCAAAGAAAAAATTATGCGAACATCAAAACGTATGATCTGGGTTACATTCCGCAAAGAAGGGATACATAAGTATCCGGCGGCACTTGATGATCCAAAATTAGCAACGGGAGATAAGTTTGATGTATCCTTTTTAGGATATCCACACAGACATATTTTTCATTTTAAAATAGCAATTACAGTATTCCATGATGATCGGGATATTGAATTTATACAATTTAAAAGATGGTTGGAGGAACTATATGAAGGGGAACTAGATGTAGACTACAAATCTTGTGAGATGATGGCGGACGACTTATATGAAAAAGTAGCTGACCGTTATCCAGGTAGAGAAGTACACATTGACATTTCTGAAGATGGTGAAAATGGTTGCCATGTTCAATATGCACATAGCTAAATGAAGGAGAACACATTGTGGGCTATTTTGCGAATCGACCCGACGTAGTACAGATCTTTGATGATCTAGATAAGTTAAGAGACTTTTGTCGCTTTGAAGGATATAAGTTCGACGAACGCGATTTATATAACAAAAAGTCAAGAGTTTGGCAGGCATTTTTAGATCCTGAAAAAGCTCGAAGAGAAAGAGCGGCTAGAAGCCGTCAACGAAGGAATAAACATAACCATAGGAAATCATAAGCATGACAATTTTTATAGTAGATATTGAAGCAGTTGATACACGTTATACAAAACAATGGAAAGAACATCTTCCCGTACAACTTCAAAATTCTACTGGTGCAAATGATATTACTGTGGAAGTTATTTCCGGTGGAGAGACCCCTCAGGCTACAACGCCTGGGGCCTTTCTTAATTTTGGTGGGACTAATGTTTATAAAAGTAAACAATTAGAAACAATAGGCGAAATGTTTTGTGCAGGAAAAGTTAAAGATAATGATTATTTCCTTTATACTGATGCTTGGAATCCTACAGTTATACAACTGCGTTATATGGCAGAACTATTAGGTATTAATATTCGCATTGGTGGTCTTTGGCATGCGGGTAGTTATGACCCGGCAGACTTTTTAGGCAGATTGATTGGCGATAGACCTTGGGTTAGACATGCTGAAAAAAGTATGTATGAATGTTATAACGATAACTTTTTTGCTACAGATTTTCATATCGATATGTTTTTAAATACATTTCATGATGTTGATAAAACAAAAACACATCGTGTAGGTTGGCCTATGGAATATCTAGCACATAGTTTAGATAGTTATAAAAATATGCCTAAAGAAAATTTAATTCTTTTTCCACATAGAATCGCACCAGAAAAGCAACCAGATATATTTAGAGAATTAAAAACAGAATTACCTGATTATGAATTCATTGTATGTCAAGATCAACAACTTACAAAAAATGAATATCACAACTTGTTAGGTCGTGCTAAAATTGTGTTTAGTGCTAACTTACAAGAAACATTAGGTATTAGTTGGTATGAAGGTGCATTGGTTGATACAATTCCAATGGTTCCAGATCGATTAAGTTATAAAGAAATGGGACTACCAGCATTTAAATATCCATCAGAATGGACTACAACATTTAAATCTTATACGCACCATAAAGCAGAAGTTAGAGAAAGAATTATTGACTATATTGAAAATTACGATAAGTATCTTCCTTTAATACAAAAGCAGGTTGCTAAATTGAAAACAGATTATTTTAGCGGTAAAAAACTTTATAAGGAAATATGTAATGACAATTGATACAAAAATCTTACCAAAAACACCTATTAACATATCATATGATACTAAGCCTTCCATAGCTTCAATTGATAACGAGTATACTATTTCATTTGATAGTACTACAATGGTTGATAATCCATCTAGTACTGTTACATATAATAATAGTTCACCTATTAGTATAAACTTAAATGATGATCCATTAGGTACTGAATGGACTAGAAAGATGTTTGATTGGCCATCGGAAGTAGTTATTAAAGATATGATTACTAAGTACCCTGGTCTTAAAGTACAATATGAAAAATTTATGACTGTATATAACTTAGTTAAAGATGATTACACATATGAAGGCGACGAATGATTAAGTGGTTTAAAAATAGAAAAAGAATTATATACGACCGTAATCATAAAAAAGACTATTTGATTCGGTATTACTTGTTCTTGAAAGATCGAAAGAAGTTCCCGTTTAATGTAACATTACATAAAATTTTAAAAAGTGATGTAGACGATTTACATGATCATCCATGGAATTATTCTACATTAATTTTAAAAGGTGGATATTACGAACATACACCTGAAGGTAAATTTTGGCGTGGTCCAGGACACTTTCGTAGATCTAAAGCAACTGATTTACACCGTCTTGAATTACAACGAGATAAAGACGGAAATGAAATTCCGTGTTGGTCATTGTTTATTATGGGCAAACAGCAACGAGAATGGGGATTCATAAAAGCAATAAAAGGTAGATATACTTGGATACATAATGACAAGTACTTAAAGGAAAAATACGACTTATGATTGTAAATAAATATATAAACGACCAAGTTACAGTATATGATGATGTATTTTCTATTGAAAAAATTAGAGAACTAGAAGTAGAAAATTCAAGTTTACTTTTTAGTTTTGGAGCATATGATAATAAAGAAAATCCTGTTCCAACAGGACTGGCTTGTGAAGGAATAACACATACAGAAACTTTTAAATTGTTATGGAAGTTTTGTGAAGAACATTGTCCAGAACTTAACGGACTAGCTCTTTTTAAATCTTCTTGCAATATCTTTGCACCTAGCGAAAACGCATACTATCATATTGATGATAGTGACCCAAAAGCAATGACACTATTACTTTATCCACAAACTTTTTGGGATATTAATGAAGGAGGTGAAACTAAAATTTTAATAGATCCTAAAAAGATTATTCATAGTATAGCACCGATTCCAGGACGTATTATGACGTTCCCAGGTACAATGTCGCATACAGCAACAGGGTTACGAGGTAGACAACGTTTTACACCTACATTAAAGTTTGTGTCACAAGAGGTGATGAACAAGCGAAGAGACGAGTGGCTTAAAACACCTTTAAAATATCCAGGTAATGGAATAGAAGGTCGTACACCAAACGATAAAATAAAGATTGTAAAATGCAAGAAACAAGAACCTAAAAATAGATTAGAACAAATGGCATCATTAACTCATGATCCAATTGCTCATTGTTAAGGATTATAAATGATTAAAAAACATTACTACAGTTGGACTAACATAGAAAATATGTGCAAACAAATTGTGCTTGGTATGTACAAAGATAAATGGATACCTGATTACATTGTAGGTATTACAAGAGGTGGAAACATACCTGCGGCTATATTAAGTAATATGTTAGATATTAGATGCGAATCATTAAAAGTTGCATTACGTGATCATAAAAGAAAAAATGAATCTAATACATGGATGGCTGAAGATGCTGTTGCAAAAAGAAAAAATATTTTAGTAGTAGACGACATTAATGATACAGGTGCTACATTTAAATGGATTAAACATGATTGGTGTATTAATGATAATATGGACAATGTTCGCTTTGCAGTTTTAACTGAAAATTTATCAAGTGAGTTTGAGGAAGTTAAGTATTGGGCTCATGAAGTAAACAAAGCTGAAGAAGATGTATGGTTAGTATATCCATGGGAGAATGTTGGAAGTTATAAAGATGACTAATGTTGTACAATTTACTAAAAAGAAAGAAGTTTTCGTTTTAAAGTTTAAAACAAGTGATGTGATTTCATTTACTAAAGATGATTCACATAATGATATAATGTTAGAAGTACAACAAAATAAAGGTACTGCATGGGTACCAGCACTTAATCGTAATGAAGCCCGTAAACGATTACATTCAATGATGAGTGTACTTGAGTGGGAAGAGGAGTAACAATGGAATTAACTGAAACGCCGTGGTATAAATCTGGAGAAGTTGTAATTGATACACGACACTTTATTGTATATAAAGACAAATATCCTGTTACTGAAGGCCATGTCCTTATCGTGCCTAAGACACGTGACTGGCCAGGATTAGAAAAGGCTTACAAGGCCGCTTACCAATGGGGATATGATTGGGTAGAAAGAGGTTATTGTGATGCTTTTAATATTGGTCAGAATTGTGGAGAAGCCGCTGGACAAACAATTGACTATCCGCACATTCATTTAATTCCTAGACGTAAATCAGATATGAAAGACCCAACAGGTGGTGTACGCCATGCTATTCCAGAAAAAGGCAATTATAAGAAACACGAACCAGACCCCCAACAAATGAGGTTGTTTGAATGAGAATTGCCGCACTAGGTTGTAGTCATACTTGTGGATATCATATAGCTAATATGCCTGCTGATGATAATACACCATTAAATTATGAAACTTGGCCATTCTCAGGTAGATGGAATGATAACAACTGGGCTGAATATTATATTAATAGTAAAGACGCTGACGGTGTTATATTTGCAAACCCTTCTAACGGTTGGTGGGAATATAGCGAGTGGTTAACTTTCCTTTTTAGAAAATATGATGATATTAAAGAAGTTATAGTACAAAACACATACTGGAATCGTTTTAGAGTTACTTGGGTAGAACCACCGGACTATGAGAACATTATTCAATTAGAAGATTTATTTTTTAAAGAAACAACAAAAGGAAAGATCGATTGTTGGAGTAAACACATGTCAAAACAAGAACGTAACTTATCATTGTTTAAAGCATTTGATATGCCGTTACAAGTCCATGCAATTGATATGCAAAAGAAACCAGAATTAGAAATAGAAACGAAACCATCCTTTCATTGGAAGACTCCGGACTTAAGAGATACTTCATATATGCAAGTAAAAACTTGGATGGAAATTTACAGTTTAAAGAACCAACGAGAATGGTTTAAAGAAATGTATATTTTACAAACTCTTTGTAAAGAATACGGAGCCGAACTAAAGCTGTTCGGACTAAATGACTTAACTTGGATACCACCTCAAATGAACGACTTTTATACATTTGATACTATGCAAGTTGCAAAAGATTCTGTAAACGATTGGTTTTTACAGAATAAACAGATTGATGTTTCGAAGCATACCAAGGATGGTGAACATTTAAATGAAGAAATTCACCGCATGATTGCTTTAGAATATCTACCATCGCAATTTAAAAAAGGAGAAGTATAATGCGAGATAAACTCTTAAACGCCTTTAAGGCGCAAATGGAGGGTAATATTGCCAAGTCAGTAGCGAATGTTGAGGTATTACTTACCAATCCTACTGGAGTAGGAGACCATCCGGATGTAATCGGTACTATTGGTACTGAGATGGAAAACATTGCCAAGTATAATGATATGCTAGAAATGGCTAACAAACATTTTTAAAGTACTTGACAATAACCTAAATATACAGTATAATAGTATATTAATTAATGGCAATCCACTGCCTTAACATCGGAGAACAGATTTGGAAAAGATAAGTGATATAATAAGACAACGTCTAGTAAAAGCAGGTGAACGGTTTCATTCCAACGATAACATTAGTAAGTTTGTACACGAAGGAGAAATAGCTTTACTGCAAGATGAAGTCGCAGAGGCATTTCGTGATGTATTAGACGCACTAGTAATTGATACTGAACACGATCATAATACCAACGATACTGCTAGACGAGTAGCAAAGATGTATGTCAGAGAAATATTTTCTGGCAGATTTAAACCTAGACCTGCTATTACTAGTTTTCCAAATATGGGTTACAAATCACTGTACACGAGTGGGCCTATAAGTATTAGGTCCACTTGTGCCCACCATTTTCAGAATATTGTAGGTAATGCATGGATAGGTATTGTACCTGAAGAAGAAGTTATTGGTCTTAGTAAGTTTAATAGACTAGTACACCATATTGCAGAACGCCCACAAATACAAGAAGAAATGACGACTGAGATTGCAAACGAATTAGTTAGGTTTGCAAAAACACCTAATGTAGCAGTAGTAGTAAAAGCAGAACATCATTGCATGACACAACGTGGAGTTAAAGAACACGAGAGTGATATGACTACTGCTATTATGCTTGGTGCATTTAGCGAAGATCCAGCACTAAAACAAGAATTTTATGACATCTGTTTAAGCATGAAAGGACATTCAAAATGAGTGTATCACCTGTCAGAGAGTTTTGGGATCGTAAAGTGGACAAAGCAATACAAATGTTTGAGTATGGGGCTTGGACAGAAGAAAAGTTTTTGGACGAGATGTCCAGATTAGGCTACGATAAGGCTGTTATAAGGGAGAAGATATATGAAGGCTAGAGTATGCGAATCATTCTATAGTGTACAAGGCGAGGGTAGATTTGTTGGTGTACCGTCGGTATTTTTACGTATGTTTGGTTGTAATTTTAAATGCCGTGGTTTTGGTATGCCACGTGGTGAATTGGCGAATGACTATGATCTAATTGCTAAGGACCACCAGGAAAACCCGGATAAGTACAAAGTATTGAAAGATTTGCCATTAGTGCATACAGGTTGTGATAGTTATGCATCATGGGATCCTAGATTTAAGAAGTTTACTACGGATTATCAACTAGATGAGCTAGTTGAAGAATTACTTTCTCTTACACCAGAAGGCAAATGGACTTGCGATAATGGGCAAGATATCCACCTAGTAATAACAGGGGGTGAACCATTGCTTGGTTGGCAAAGGATGTACATCGAGCTATTTGAACATCCTCGAATGGAGGATTTAAAAAATGTTACATTTGAAACGAACACAACGCAAGAACTTAGAGATGATTTCAAAGACTACATCTCAACTAAAGCTAGATTTCATACAACTTGGTCTTGCTCTCCGAAACTTAGTGTCAGTGGCGAGCTATGGAGTGATGCTATCAAGCCTGAAATTGCTAATTCATATTATACTGTACCCAATACTCACTTGTATCTTAAATTTGTGGTTGCTGATAAAGTCGACGTCGACGAAGTTGAAAAAGCGGTTGCCGAGTATAGAGATGCTAAAGTGGAATGTCCAGTATACTGTATGGCGGTGGGTGGATGCTATGAAGAGTATCAAGAAAACGCCAAAACCGTTGCCACCCTTGCCATGGGGAGGGGATGGAGGTATACCCCGAGACTACACGTCGACATCTTCGGAAACAGTTGGGGAACCTAAACTTAAGACAGAAATTGAGCTTAATAAACTTAGAGAATCAGGAATATAACTATGTTAGATAAACTAAAAAACTTAATGTCCAAAACAACAAATAAACCTAAAGAAAAATCAAGGCTTGAGTTGTTAATGGCTGAAAAGAAAGCGGCTCAAAAAGCTAAGAAGCCTTGGGTAGCAGTTTTAGATACTCATGTAAATGAAAAAGATATTAAAAATGGATTCTTTGAACTTGATTGGAACAATGAATTTATTGAACAACTATTAGATGCCGGATACACGGGTGAAACAAACGAACAAATTGTTGACGGCTGGTTTAAAGATGTTGCAAGAAATATTCTTAAAGATCAAGGTCAAGATACATCACGAGGTGCTGGATATATTAATGTAGGCAATGTTAATAAAGACGGTAAAAGTGAAGTATCTTAATAAATATAAATGAAGTCTAAGAAACTAGAAGATCTACAAGAAAATGGCTTATGGTTAGTTATGCACCCTGTACAACGTATGGGCTGGGAAGCTGATCAAATGTTTCCTTGGTTAGGTGCAGAAATGGTACGTATGAGTCAACGTATAAACTACTACTTAAGACCTTGTCATCATAAGTTTATTGTTATAAATGACGATGATGATACTATATCTACATTTTCAAATTATCCTCATATGAAAACACTATCGAAATTAAACCGTTATTGTATTAAGAACGATATTACAAAACTAATATATACAGGATTTCATTATGGTGTATGTTTATTAAGTGAAAAAGAAGTAGGCATGGAAGCTATAAAAATCCACAATAGAAGTAGTCATAGAACTTGGCATCCATATGAGATGTTTGTTAAACGTGAGTTAACTATGATAGGGCCAGGTGCTGACGAAGATAGTTGGAGTAGTGCTGACTATGAAACGGAAAAGTTTGCTCAAATTATTTAGGTTGACAAACAATAATAAATGCGTTATACTATTAAAAAATAAAGATAAGGTGAAATATACACAATGAAATATGTTCTAGTTGATACAGCAAATACATTCTTTAGAGCTCGTCATGTAGTACGTGGCGATCTTGATATGAAAGTAGGAATGGCTTTTCATATAACCTTTAATAGTCTAAAAAAAGCATGGAACAACTTTGATGCGGATCATATTGTATTTTGCTTAGAAGGCCGTAGTTGGCGCAAGGACGTCTACGCTCCTTATAAACGAAATAGACAAGCGGCTCGTGATGCTTTAACAGAAGCACAACAAGAAGAAGAAAAAGTTTTCTGGGAAACATTTGATAGTTTTAAAGACTTTATTATAGAAAAAACTAATTGTACAGTCTTGCAACATGACGAATTAGAAGCAGATGATCTAATTGCAGGTTGGGTACAACATCATCCAGATGATAATCATGTAATTATATCAACTGATGGTGATTTTGCACAACTAATATCACCTAAGGTAATTCAGTATAACGGAGTTTCTAATACAACTATTACACATGAAGGATACTTTGATGATAAAGGTAAAAAGATTATAGATAAAAAGACTAAACAAGAAAAACTTGCACCTAACCCAGAATGGTTATTGTTTGAAAAATGCATGAGAGGTGATACAAGTGATAATGTGTTTAGTGCTTATCCCGGGGTAAGAGTTAAAGGTACACGTAACAAAGTAGGCTTAACAGAAGCATTTAACGATAAAGACACAAAAGGCTACAACTGGAATAACTTAATGCTACAAAGATGGGCCGATCACGAAGGTGTAGAACATCGAGTATTAGACGATTATAATCGTAATGTAGAACTATGTGACTTATCTGCACAACCACAAAATATTAAAGACAAGATCTTTAATACGATTATAGAAAATGCACAACCCAAAAATATACCGCAAGTGGGATTGCGGCTAATGAAATTCTGTGCAATATACGATATGCAAAGAATAACTGATAATGCTCAGGCTTATGCTGAGCCATTACAAGCAAGGTATCCTGTATGACTAACATAAAAGCAAAAGAAATATTAAAAAATAAGTTTTGGATAATTGAAGATGCAAATCAAGGAAACAAGATTGGTACATTATCCAAAGACGAGAATAACCATTATATGTATTATTGTCAGCGACCATGTGAAGGAGTAGGTTGCAGGACAAGAACTGAATATTACAGTTGTTTAAAAGATCTTAAAAAAGGTATTGGTGGAGAAATTCTTTGGAGTAATGCTACTATAAGTGATGCTAATAAAACAGTTTCAAAAGAAATTTATGGACTAGTTACTAGTACTGTTCCTTATAATGCAATGTACGATCTAAAAAGAAAATTTGCACTATTTACAAAAAGTAAAAAATCTAAGAGCTTGTATTGTGCAGGATACTTTATAATTCATTTTGAAAAAGGTTGGGTTAAAAGTTTATGTCCAAAACAAGTTACTTTAGAAAAATACGAATATCGCGGACCTTTTAAAACTGGATTAGAAATGCGTCAGGAGTTAAGCCGTGCAAACCGTTAAACCATTAAACACTATTCCTTTACAACAATTTATTGATAAGGTAAAAATTGCTGATAATTCTAAAGCAATTGAAGTAAAGATAGAATTAAAAGAAGCTAAGAACCTCGCTTTCACATTAGCAAGTGTAATGTCTAGATTACACGGAGACTTAGAAAAGCTAGTAGATCAATCTAATAAAACCGAAGAAGTTGTAAATATTACAATGGATGGTGGTAATAGCTGGAAATAAGCTGGAAATAAGCTAATATACTCATAAATAAACTGCGTATATAACTGTTATTTTTAGATAAATAATAGTAGTATATAACAGGATAAAGATATGAGTAGACCTAAACCCGAAATAATTTTAGAGCATGTTAATAAAAAAACATACCGCTCAGAACAAGTATTAAATGCAGAAGCCATCTGGGCTGTATTTTATACTAACAAACCATTTAATTTAAAATCATCAAATGTGCTAACAAACTATCCTGGGCCAAAATATAAAAAGGTTAGTTTTAGTAACCCAGGCCATGCACATAATCTTGCTAAAAAACTAAACGATCTTTTTAATACTAAAGACTTTACAGTTGTAAAATTAATAACTGGTGAAGTAGTAACAGAAAAATGAACTTAAAAGAAACCTACACTAAGGTGTTCTTAAAACAAGCCAACATATCAATTAATGAAAATACATTAAAAGAGTATATGCCATTATGGTGGCAGAATACTCGATCCAAAATATCAGGTGGATTACGATTAACAGAAGACGGATTTAATTTTTTATCCGAAACTTTAGAGTTATCTAATTATAATGTTCCGTTTCCTAAGGATTTTAAAGTTACGACTCAAGTTGTAATCTTCTTAGACAAGTTTATTGACTGTCCTTACTACCTTACTAACCAAGGTATTATAGTACTGAACGAAAAGAAGGCACTCGAACTGCATCTTTTCTCCGGAGATTTAAGGAAATACGGACTTACTAAAGCTCTAAATCGGGCAAATAGCTCACTAAGTCCTTGATATTACTACACTTTTTTTCGCACTTTTTTTCATCTTTTTTGCAGATTCTGGTTGACCTTTGACGATTATGAACGTATAATAGTATATAACAATAAGGCACTGAACATTAAAAGGCAAACAAGGAGTACAAAATGGAAAATCTAGCAGTAAGACAAGTAAGTCCGAATAGTGCAAAAGCAAGTATTATTCGAGCATTTAAAAAGAAACGTCCAATCTTTATTTGGGGTCCCCCAGGCATTGGAAAATCAGACATAGTTAGGCAAATTGGTGATAGCATAGAAGCCCATGTTATTGACATACGTCTAAGTTTATGGGAACCTACAGATATTAAAGGTATTCCATATTTTGATTCTAAACAAGGTACAATGGTTTGGGCACCACCAAGCGAATTGCCAGATGAGAAAATGGCGAAAAAGCATAAACAGATTATTGTGTTTTTGGATGAAATGAATTCAGCACCACCGGCAGTACAAGCCGCGGCTTACCAATTAATTCTTAATCGTAAGGTTGGTACTTATACACTTCCAGATAACGTTTTGATTGTTGCCGCAGGTAACAGAGAAGCTGATAAAGGTGTTACTTATAGAATGCCTGCTCCGTTAGCCAACCGTTTTGTTCACTTAGAAATTAAAGTGGATTTTGATGATTGGTTTGAGTGGGCTGTTAAGAACAATCAGCATCAAGATGTTGTTGGTTATTTGACATTTAGCAAGAAGGACTTATACGATTTTGATCCAAAATCACCGAGTCGTTCATTTGCTACACCCCGTTCATGGTCGTTTGTTTCCGAACTTTTGGAAGATGATGACGATGAAAATACCACTACAGATTTAGTTAGTGGTGCAGTCGGCGAAGGACTTGCCGTTAAGTTTATGGCTCATAGACGAGTGGCCGCAGACCTTCCTAATCCTAGCGATATACTTACTGCTAAGGTTAAGAAGTTAGAGACTAAAGAAATCAGTGCCATGTATTCCTTAACAGTCTCTTTGTGCTACGAGCTTAAAGAAGCAAGTGATAAGAACGATAAGAAGTTTGATGATAAAGTTAATAACTTCTTAAGGTTCGCAATGGACAATTTTGATACTGAATTAGTAGTTATGGGTATTAAATTGGCTCTTACACAATATCAACTTCCAATCGATCCAGATGAAGTTGATTGCTTTGATGAGTTCCATGAACGTTTTGGCAAATATATTAAAGCCGCACAAGGCGAGGCGTCGGCCTAATAGGCGCTATTTGGAGGGGGATTTAATCCCCTTCCAGATTTCGGTTGACAATGAACATTAAATATAGTATAATATACATATAATAAGAAATTGAGGAATGGCACAAATGACTACAGAAATTTTAGAAAAACCAAAAACAGAAGAAGTTAAACTTTCACCAGAAGAATTAAAAGATCTTCGAGCTGAAGTTTTGGACAAAATTATTGTTGCACGAATTGGACTACTTTTAAGACATCCATTTTTTGGTAATATGGCTACAAGACTTATTATTAAAGAATGTGATGATTGGTGTCCTACTGCCGCAACTGACGGTAGACATTTATTTTATAACTCACAGTTTTTCGCTAAAATGACAAACAAAGAAATTGAGTTTGTTATTGCTCATGAAATTCTTCATTGTGTTTTTGATCATATGACAAGACGTGAAGATAGAGATCCTCAAATCCATAATATTGCATCAGATTATATTGTTAACAATACTCTAGTTAGAGATGCTATTGGTAGCAAACCTAAAGAGATTCCAATTTTCCAAGATTTTAAATATGAAGGTTGGACTAGTGAAGCAGTTTATGATGAGCTTTTCAAAAAATATGATGAAGAAGACCTTGAAAAATTAGGTAAATTACTTGACGAGCATATTGATTGGGATAAAGATAGTCAAGACGGCAATAGTAAAAAAGACAAAAAACAAGGTAAAAAAGGTAGTGCTCCAAGCTATTCTAAAGATGAGCTTCGTAAGATACGTGACGAAGTAAAAGAAAGTATGCTAGGGGCGGCACAGGCGGCTGGTGCAGGTAACATTCCAAAAGAAGTTGAAAGATTTATTAAGGAACTTACTGAACCTAAAATGAATTGGAGAGAGCTACTACGCCAGCAAATCCAAAGTACTATCAGAAATGATTACTCTTTCCAACGTCCGTCACGTAAAGGATGGCATACTGGAGCAATTCTTCCAGGTATGAACTTTGATACAACTATTGATATTTGTATTGGAATTGATATGAGTGGATCAATTGGTAATAAACAAGCTGAAATATTCTTAAGCGAAGTACAAGGGATTATGCAAGAATATCAAGATTACAAAATTAAGTTATGGTGCTTTGATACTAAGGTATATAACGAACAAGATTTTACTGCTGACAATGGTCAAGAACTAGAAGACTATCAGATCATAGGTGGCGGTGGAACAGACTTCATGGCAAACTGGAAATATATGGAGGAAGAAGGGATTAATCCAAAACGTTTTATAATGTTTACTGATGGTTATCCCTGGGAAAAATGGGGTGATGAAAATTACTGTGAAACAGTTTTTATTATTCACGGGCATCACGATAAAAATTTAAAAGCACCGTTTGGTGTAACAGCACATTACGAAGAATAAACGGCGTAACTGAGGAGATTATGTTAACAAAAACAGGTATACCTAACGCCTTAAACTACTTCGGTATTAGAGAATTATCAGTGGCCCCACCACATTTTGAGTACATAACTTTAAAGCAAAACTACAATTTGGAAGACGCTATTCGAAAGTGGATTCTAAAGAACTTAAAAAGTAGATTTTTTATTGGTAAAAAGATAGATTTGGACAAAGAGAATACTATTACATCAATGGTCCACTTGGGATTTGAAGATCCAAAAGAGCTTTCTTATTTCATGTTGGCGTGTCCACTTTTAAAATACTAATAAATAATGTACGTATATAACTATATAGATACTAAAAAGGAGAACATATATGTCAGACGGAAAACAAGCAATGGCACCAGAAGGTACTGATGCAACGCCACCTCAAAAGGCACCATCAGCACCAGGACCTGCCAGCGTTCCAAACACTTCAGCGGCACCAGGACCCGACGGGGCTCCAACAGGTAATCCTGAACTTACTGTTCAAGATCTAGGTGTGTTGAAGACTATCATTGAAGTTGCTCAGACTCGTGGAGCATTTAAGCCGAACGAAATGGAAGCAATTGGAAAAACGTATACTAAACTAGATACATTTCTAACTAGTATTCAAAATCAACAAGTAGCGGCACAAGGTGATGCACCTGTAAATCCTGTTCCAGCTACACCAGGAGAATAAATTATGGCTGACTTAAAACATATTGGTCGCATAAAAGATACAAAACGTAAGGTTGCGGTAGTATTCCGTACTTTACCTGACGAGCCAGAGTCATGTTTGGTTTGTCCAACAGAGACTTTAAGAGACGAAGATCATGATCTCTTAATTAAATTAATTGAAAGCAATGCCGGACAGAATGCTGAAGAATTAGCAGATGCTATGCAACGTACACCACTAGGTGATGGTAGCATTATGTTAGCACGTTTTCATACAGGCGGATTCTTAACTAAAGTTAGTACTTCTAACATTGAGATGACACCTAATACAACTACTACACTATCACTAAATGAGTTAAACGAAACGATTGCTCAGCAAAAAGGTGTACAAGTTAAAGACTTAGCAGTAGGTGGATCATCAGTAGAAGAAGTAGGATCTGTTACAGATCAAAGCACAGCACCAGCACCTAAAATGGCTACTAATGACGATGCTACATCTACTAAAGAACAAGCATTATCTGATGAAGATTTAGCTAATAAGATGCGTAAAGACGCTGACTCTCTGTTTAAAGAAGCAACTGAGCTACGTAAACAAGCAGATAAGTTGAGCCCTAGCAAAAAGGCCGGCTCGCGTGGTAAGGCCTAAGAAGAGGCTACCACAAGAAGTTATTAATAAGTGGCCAGAGGTTTTTAAAGACCTTGATATTAAAGCTATCCCGATTGAATATCTGCATTCTGTCAGAGTTAAATTCGGGAATGGCAAGGTATGGGATGTACTTATTAAAGATAGACAGAATCCTAATCCTGTAGGATATCTTGAAAAGATACTGAAAGATTTGTTTTCAACCTACGATGCTACTATCAAACACGTTGATTTTAGAGTAGATGTAGAACAAGTTAAAAAAGACATACAAAAACGTACAAGTAAGTTCTTAAAGAAGAATAAATAAAATTGTATTCAGGATAAATACATATAAGATATCCAGGAGTTAAAAAGAATGGCTTTAAGACTAAGAAGAGGTACAAACAGCGAACGAGGCTTAATTACGCCTGCTGACGGTGAATTAGTCTATACTACAGATACTAAAAGACTGTATATAGGTGATGGAACTACTGTAGGTGGTAATCCAGTTGATACTGCTGGTACGGCTTTTGGTTCTAACGTTGATCTAAATAATTACGACTTAACAGGTACTGGTAATATTAATATTACTGGTAGTATTACAGCAACAGGCAATATTACAGCAGATGGAAATTTAACATTAGGCGGCAACCTTATTATAGGTGATGCACCTAGCGATACTGTTAGTTTTTTAGCTAAAGTAGAAAGCCATGTTCTTCCTGATGTTGACGGTGCAAGAAATCTTGGATCTAGCACTAACAAATTTAATCAAATTTGGGCTAATACTGTTCATGTTACTGATGATATAATTTCCCCAAGTGTTAATGCAAATATTGTCGGAGACGATAGTACAGTTTTACTTAATAGAGCAACTGGAGCCTTAAATGCTACAGGTATTCTTAAAGGTGATGTTAAAGCCGTTGATGATAGCTATTTTTATAATGCAACATCAAAAGCCGTTGTTGCTGGACAAGGTACATTTAGTGGAGTAGTACAAGCTAGTAGTTTCGTAGGAAGTATAGTAGGCGATGTTCAAGGTACTGTATTTGGTGATGACTCAACTGTATTAGTAGACGGAATTAACGGAACACTTAGTAACGGAACACTTACATTTAGTGAAGGCGTTCTTGATATTACATCACAAGCAGGAATTGGTAGATATTTAACTATTGGTAAAGATACTGATATAGAAACTCAAGGACTTATTTTTAAAGCAGGTTCGGCGGCAGGTAAATTTCTTCAAGTAGAAAGTTTATCAACTGGAACACAATCTACAGGTATAGTTTACAAAGTTTCAAGAGGCGACCTAGCAACTAAAACAGCTTTACAGGCAGGCGACGAGCTAACATCAATTAAAGTACACGGACACGACGGCACTAACGAAGACACAGTATCAAGTCTAGTTCAATTTTCTGTTGAAGATGGTGCAACAGTTTCAAACGGTGCAGTACCAGGTAAGATTTTCATTATATCAACACCAGACAATGGTGGAACTTGGGCTGGTATATCAGTTGACAGTGGTGGAAGACTTTGTGTTGGTGGAACACTAGTTGCAAACTCTGATACAAACTTAGACGTTACAGGTAATGCACAAGTAACTGGTTATATGAAAATTGGTAACTTAACTACAGTTGAAAGAGATGCATTAACACCAACAGATGGTATGATAATCTACAATACTACTGATTCTAAATTCCAAGGACGCACTGGCGTGGCTTGGGTCGACTTACATTAAGCTATATAACGATCAGGTACAGTATCTAATAATGGTAACCCATTATTAATATGTGCATCACGTAAGATGATTTGATGTAAAAAGTTACTTACAGGTTTTCCCGGAACAAAATAAGCATAAGGTCCACATTTTAATTGTTCCATATCAATAGTTCTAGCATCACACCATTGAATAATTCTATGAACAAGACCGTTAATCTTAACCATATAATGATATAAATTATCGTCTCCTGGTATTTTCTCCCAAGTCCATCCTTTTTTATCAGCAATACTTTTTATAAGTTTTACGTGATCACTTAAAAAGAATCTAGGTTCATCTGGAGTTCTACCTATATCTGAACCAGCTCTAATTCTATATTCAGTTCTTGGGTGATTTTTTAGACCCATAGCTTGTATTTCTTCCATTACATCGTCTACTTGGTCTATATGTTCTACTGTATAAAATATTTTCTCTACACACATACCTTCTTCATTACAAATATCTATACCAGCTACTTGCTTTCCATGTACTACTTTACCTTGATAAGACTCATGGTTTAAACTTAGAACAGCCATTTTAAGGCCAGCGTCTACAAGTGACTTAACATAATTTCTTTTGGAAAGTTTAACACCATTAGTCATAATACAAACATCATTTCCTCTGTCTGTAATAGCTTTAATTAATTCAGGTAAATCTTTACGTACTGTACATTCAGCACCTGAAAGGAATACAGTATCCATAGTAGATCGTGTTTGCTCCGTTATCATTTTAAAGATATGGTCAAAAGATTTATCTATTATTTTATTATCGGGTTGTAGATAACAATGAGGACATTCTAAATTACAACGATCAGTTACTTCAAATAAAATACAATTTTCATAATTACTATCATGATCTTCATCTATAGTATTCTTTCCAGTAGTAACTCTATTATATATTAAACTATTGTAAAATTCAACATCCTTTTCAATACATTCTTCCATATGACCATGTTCGGGACACGTTTTAATAAGATAAACTCCATTATCTTTAGTAACACGGTCAGCTGGTATGTGTCTATAACACGTATGACATAAACTTAATGTTTCTCGATCTTTCATTTAATTACCCTAGTAGCTATATTTATCATCATCATAATAATCCATATGTCCCCTAGACATATTTGAACAATCAATTCTAACTTTCAATTCGACCCTTTGTCTATCTTGTAGAATCGGGTCGATATCTAAAACTAATAAACACTTTTTACAAACGGCATCCATCTTGTTCCATTTCATATTTACTGCAATTGCAGGCAATAAATTAATCCCTTGATGGTGTCTTCCGTCTTGTCCATCGTGTTCAATTGGTACATCTACTCGACCTTGGCACGATGGACAATAAATCATTAAGGTATCTTTCTTCTTTTGCTCTTGTGCTTCTGCTACATCTGATGGGTGTGCGAAATGTCCCTCAAGCATAATTTCTCCTTAGTGAGTTTCAGTTAATAGTTCGTAAACTTCTGAGCCTCCTAAATAAGCAAAATAAATTGACCCAATTATAAACAGGTATTTACTGCATTGAAATATTGTATCTGTGGGAACTTTATCCATACTCTTTCGCATTATAATAAAAAGACCTATTAAACCAGCAACACCAAGTCCACCACCTAAAAGTATCTCAAAGCCTGAGTCTACACTAGATGAAATAAGTGCCACATAGAATAATACAATCTCAAAACCTTCACGTAGTATAGCAATAAAAACGGCAAAAGACAATGCCAAACTTGCTCCAAGCGTTATTTCTTTGTCTAATGGTTTGAGTTTCGACTGTATATCCTCTTGAAAGTGATTCTTGGCCCCGTGGCACCATATTGACAGATATGCCAATACACCCGCCGCGGTGAGCATTGTGACTCCTTCAAACCATTCTTCGTGTTCGTGTGTTAGTCCAGCAATGTATTTGAATCCCATTGCAATGACTATTGATAGTGCGATACCACTTATGATGCCGTACCATACGTATTTCTCTTTACCTTGTGCGTGGAACTTCTTTAAATAGGTAAAGATTAACATAGCGATTAGCATCGCCTCGAACCCTTCCCTTAGAATTATAAAGAAGGACCCAGTTAGTGGTGCTAAAGTCATAGTTTATCCTTTTTTACTAACTTAATCAAAGTTGCGGCTGGGTCAAACTCCCACCAGCGTTCGCCAAATTGCCATTTAGTTGGTTTATTGTGATGATTGTTATGCCACCCTTCACCCCATGTTATAAGATTTGCTAAAAAATTATTATAACTATGATCTTTTGTATTATATGTACGATATCCAAACATATGACACCAAGCATTTATTTGACCATATGCATGAAAGGCATATACAGCAGGAATACAAAATCCAAAGATAAGCAATAAAGGATCTATTAATGTTAACCCTAATGCCCAGAAAGTTATAATACTAAAGTAATGCCTATGAATCCACATAACTGTTTTATTTTTTAGTAAGTCAGCAATAAAACGTTTATCTACTTGTATACGTCCCCAATAATGAATATATATTTTCCACCAATCTTTTTGTATTGGGGAGTGAGGATCTAATTCTTTATCTGTATATGCATGATGCATTCTATGAGCTCCTGCCCATGCTAATGGTGATCCACCCATCGCTAAAGATCCTAGAAATAAACTTATCTTTTCAAACCAAGGATGTGTTTTATAAGCCTTGTGCGACAAGTATCTATGAAATCCTGCAGATATCCCAACGCAACCAATTACGCTCCACCAACCTAGAGCCGCAAGAAACATCCACCATTCACCATAATATATTGCGGGAACAATTGCTAAATGATTTAATATATGTATTACTCTTAACTTCGTTTCAAAACTCATAATCTGCTATCTCGCACATAGATTTCCTTTGCTTCTTCTATAAACTCTCTAGGATAATCTTCCCTAAAACTTTCAAAACATAACATTTGCAAATTAAAAAACTCCTCTGGCTGTTCAAAGCTAATGCCCAAATTAGCCATTGCAGGAAATAATTTTTGCTTCCTATCTTCGCTAATATGACTTAACACATCTTTAACAGCAATCTGTGGTTCTTCTTCTGAATAACAAAAGAAATAATTTATACTTTTTAATATACCATTTACGACAAAATAACTACTAGGGTGTAAACTAAATTTATAAAGACCAAGCTCGGCGTGTTTAGCAATAATATCTAACATTTGATCTTGCCAATCCGGACAGGTTTCATCAAACCCATTTACTGAACAGCTTGATTGTTCCCAAAAATCTGGGCCGTCAACTGCTAATTTAATTTTACGTTCTTCATTATTAATAGTAATAATTTTGGGAATTAAGTTAGGTGCTTCTACTTCCATAAACTGTAAAAATACAAGTTCTCGTTCCCATTTTTGATTCATTAATACAGGATCAACTACTTGATTATGTCCTTTATGATATTCAGTATCATTATAATACCATTGTATAAACTCAGTTTGATCCTCATTCATAAGGCTTGTATAGACTAAATTATTTCTACATAATCCTTTTCCAGGGACGTTATTATAATAATAATTATATTTACTCATAAGTTGGCCATTTTTTTGCAGTCTGTAATTGTTTAAAATATATATCAGCATTAACCCGCCATACAGTTTGGCGTGTACCTCTGTACTCTAATACTCTTGCCTTTGTATATACTCCTGTTTCTTCTAACGTAGGAGCAACAATTTTATGTACTAATCGTTGGGTACCTTCTGCATTTTCATTTGTTGTTACATAGTAATTCTTATTAGGACCTGCCCATTTAATACCTGCAGGTTGAAAAAATTGTTGTGTAGTAGTTTGATGATTTCTTATTGTATCAGTACCACGTAATCCTTTATATTCTTTAGGCAATTGATCTGTAAATGTACATATACGACAAGCAATACGATAACTATCAGGTCCCATTTCAGGGAACGAATGTGCCGCTGTACAACCTATAACTTTTTCTTTCCACATTAACATCCAAACTTGAAACCTATCTTCTTTAGCTAAAGAATCAACTAACATCTTTTTAGAATTGTTATTAACAAATCCTTTTTGTTGTGCGGTTGCGTAAAATTCAGTAAGGTCTAATGTATCCGAGTATGGTATTAACTTAAAAGCCATATTAGTAATGCTCTAGGTGAGCTATACCTATCTGCTTTCTGAACTTGTCTGTGAACACACAGTCAATTCGTAAGCTATATTCTTGTTCGTTGCTGACATCACCACCATGCCAATCTTGATCATTCCAAAATGCCGCATTGGCATTAATGTATGTTTTGTTTTTTGCTTCAGGATCCCATATATAGAAGCCTCTTTTAGTTCTATACCTTATATGAATAAACTCATTGTTATGTGGACTAAAGCCTTGTTCGGTACCTTTAGAGCCATCTAGGTCTCTGTGTTCAAATGCTTTACCACCATGTTCACAATGAAAAAATATAACTCGTCCTATTTGTGTAATAACATTTTTTTCAATTAATTCTGTAACCCACTTTACAACACCAGGAAAATATTGTTGTTCTGGTGTAGGAGTACGTTTGGCATTGCGTTTGTGCCAGTCGCCTTCTTCCCAAAGAAAATAATATATGTAAGGATCGTTTGCTCCTAAGGCTGATTTTAAATATCTTGTAAATAAATTTCTTTGTTTATAATCTTTAAAATCTTTTGGAAATAACTCTGCACCTTGAACCTTAATAGGATCGTTATCAGGTAATGCTTCATATTCCGCAAATGCTTTGTATATAGGTTTCCAATCTATAATATAGCTCATGTCGTCAAACGTAAACCCAGGCTTCATCCATGTGCCTTCTTTTGCATAGTCCCTTGCTAAAGCAAATCCTTTGCAAATTTCTGGGTGTAATTCTTTAAACCCGTCTACATCTAAATAATTATCTAATGCAATATATGGTTGCCCACCAATTCCTCTAATCATGATTATACTCCAAATATCTAATTAAAGGCGAAAGCCCATAATTAATTTCGCCCTTTCGGGCCATATGAATTGCTTTAGTTTGTGTTAAACCAAAGTCTTTACAAATCTTTTCATTACGATCTTTATGTGTAGACCACAAATGATCTGGTAATAAGTTATCTAAAAAATACAATCCAACTGCTACAGGGTATGTAGTTATTTGATGATAATCTTTTAATATATTAATAGTATCACTACCATTACGTTTTCTTTTCCAACGTATTCCTATACGATTCCAACCAGCAGTACCATATCCTTTACTCATGCTTATAGCAAAAGAATGTATAGCAGGATGATCATAATTAAAACAGATATCTTTACTAGCAGGAATCCATGCTGAATCAATATGCAACGGTATATGTCTTTGCAAACATACTTCTAAAATTTTATTCATCTCTGGATGTTCTTGACCGTGAAAACTAAAAGGTAAACTAATAACTAACGGAACGTTGGCTCTTAATGATTCAATTGTTTTATATTGTAAATTAGGATTTATTAATTCATGATATTTGTATTCATTTTTTAAAACCTGTATTTCTTTATTCATAACATATAGGTCATCAAAAAATTGTGTACAGCCTGCAATAATATTTACTTCTTCAAATGCATCAAACCCAGTTAAATGGTTATACATAGATGCTGTTATATGATTAGTAAAATTATGTTTAAATCTTTCAAATAAATCTTCACCAACGTTTTCCTTTAACGTCATTAATGTATGATCTAAAAATTCAATATTCTTAGTTTTTAAATTATGTATTAATTCCTCTATTCTTTTATCAAATAAAGGGACCATTCCTCCTAGCCTATCAGCGTTGATATGTTCTTCTGTATATGTGTCAGGAACTTGTATAAGATTCATTATCTATATCCTAGAAAGTTAAATTGGAACTTTGGTTCGCTCCCACAGTTTGCTCCAGCATGGTATAACTTATAATTAGGCCATTCATGGATTGTTCCTTGAGCTTCGTTATAAAAACATTCATCACCTAACATAAACACATGGCCTGGAGAAGGTTTACTTATACTTGCATGATATCTAACTAACTCGCCCTTCTTTAAATATGCTTCTTCATTATCATCATAATCCCAATGCCACGGTGCTGTTTTTCCTGGATTAACTTTGCTAATCCACGCACGAACGCATTCTTTGTTTACAAGATCACTAAATTCCTTTACTACACGAACATTAAAATCTACTCCGGGATAATAATTAAACCATTCAATTGATTCTGCTGGATAGTCTTTTAAATCTTCTATCATCTTTTGTACTTCTGGTTCATCTATCGGTAATCTAAGAGGAGCATTAAGACCTGGCTTGTCTCTAATTTCTTCTAAGACCGGATTCCAATTAATAAGGGTACATTTATTAACTATCTTCATTTAATCCCCACACATTATTAATTTTGCTGTATCTATATGCTTCCTTCATATCAACTATACCATTTAATTCTTTGAATTGTAAAAAAAGGTCTCTTGATCGTTTTGATAAAATAGGATTAATATGATCAAACATAACAATTTGATCTGGGAATACACATCCATAAAGATCCATTAGATGCATTTTTCCTTCTTCTAAATAAAAACAATGTGTAAACAAATTTAATTTATAAATATTTCCACGTTCTAAGTCTTCAATAATTCTACTAACTTGTTCTCTCCAATTATCAGGTGCTCTACCTTCATGAATTAAATGGTTTAAGTTATTGTACCAGGCATGGTGTGGAAGATAGATCTTCATGTTTTCAATATCTATTTTATCTATATCTGGTGCATAATCTTTTTCAGATAATCTCTCAATATGCTCTATTTCTTTCTGGAATATAAGCTCATTAGAGAAATGCATTAAGTATTGATTTTCACTTTGATAGGCTTCGTATGCTAAACTACCTCTTTCTAATTTACCGTCAATAATTTTACGGAATTCTTTCCATTTAGTTTCAGTCAATTTTTAACTCCATGTCTAACTCCGACACCTCTATTAATGTTTTAAACTCATCAATATATTTTTTTTCTAGATCCAGATTTAGTTCTGTTTCACTAATCGGCTCAAAGTTATCAATTATCCCTTTTTTGTTTGCACGATTCAGCCACGGGCTAAACACCATATCAAAACGGTAACGTAAATCAAATACGTCGTATCGAACTGTTAAATTAATCCTAGCTGGATCTTTTAGTTTATTGTGCGTTAGTAGTTTCCTTACTACTAGTTCTGCTCTAGGTAGATGACCAAAATTAACGGCTGAATGGATAATACTACCATCCATTAAAAAAATTGTATCGTCAACTGTAGTTGCGTTCATAATGCGATTGTCCATATCGATTAAATAACTACTTTCTGCATCTAATGTTAAATGGTATCGATCATCAATGTCGGCATGTTCAGAATAACACGTACCTTCTTTTATTAACATAACTCTTGCCTGGCCTGCTTCGGGCAACTTGTTATACAAAACTTCTAACGCTGTACCTTTATATTGCGGTAACAATTCCCAAGGATCATAAAAAAAATTTCCAGTTGGTTTGGATAATTCGTTTTTTCCTTCTTCTAATTGCGGTAATATATCAAGGATTTCCTGTGCATCAGCATAGATAAATGTGTTTTTCAAAAGCATATATATACTTACCGTAAATTGTTAACTGGCCAGTTAAATGCGGTAAATACTGTTATGCTAAAAGATACAAAATATGCAGAAAATATTGTTAAGTATGATGACGTAGAATTTCCTGTATTAACTAACTGGAGAAATATTGGCATTAGTTTAAGTGGCGGAGCCGATAGTGCATTATTGGCTTATTTAATTTGTTCAAATGTTCCCCATACAACTAATATACATATTTTAACTAATATTAGAATGTGGAAAACAAGACCTTGGCAAAAATATAATGCATTAGCTGTATATAACTGGTTAGAAGTAAGATTTCCAGATCATAGATTTACTATGCATCAAAACTTTATTCCGCCTGATTTAGAATGGGGAGATAAAGGGCCTACTATTATAGATGAATATGGTAAACTAAAAAGTGGTAATCAAATTATTCTACGTTCTCATGCAGAATATATTGCATTTAGATACGGATTAGATGCTTGGTTTGCCGGCGTAAACAAAAATCCTATTGAAGACTTTAAAGGTAAGCTAGACGATAGAGATATTGACCCTTCCGAAGACTTAACACCTTTAGTTAGAGAACACATGGGTGTAACAGTTTGTCATCCTTTTATCTATACACGTAAAGACTGGATTATTAAACAATATTACGATCATAATATTAGAGGACTATTAATACTTACTCGTAGTTGCGAAGGTGATAAAACACATTATCCTGAAGTCTTTGGTGACCTAGATTATAAAACTTACGTTCCAGGACAAGCTGTTCCAGAATGCGGAAAATGTTTTTGGTGTAAAGAACGCAACTGGGCTATAAAACAAAATGACCTCAACTAAAAAATCATGTACATATTGTATGCACCCTTTTACGGGGTTGGCAACACGAGAAGACGGCGCAATTAAAATTTGCTGTCGTAGTCAACCTATTGGTTGGATACAAAACGAAACTTTAGAAGAAGCATGGAACAATGATACAATGCGTAAAGTTCGTAAACAAGTATTAAACAACGAACGTCCTGAAGTATGTAAACCTTGCTTTGATTTAGAAGACCAGGGTGTAGAAAGTTTACGCCAACGACATATTAGTGATGTTATTCCAGAGTCTAGAATTAATTTATATCCAGACGCATTAGAAACACTAAATGACGATTACACAATGCCATTTGAATTACCTACAATGGAAATTAAAATTAATAATTTGTGTAATTTAAAATGTCGTATGTGCAATCCGTTAGATAGTACACAATGGAAAGATTGGAACTCTATTGTACATCATTATAAAGCTGAAAACAACTACCTTGTCAAGGCTGTAGAAAACTTAGGATTAACTAAAGCACCTTATGTAGGCTTGTTTGATAATAGTCCTAATTGGTGGGAAAGTTTTGAAAAACTATTACCGCACTTTAGACGAGTAGAATTTGCTGGTGGTGAACCGTTAATGGACCCAATGCATTATAAAATTTTAGATATGTTAGCCCCGTATGGCGATAATATTGAAATTAAGTATGCTACAAACGGAACTGTATTAGGAATTAAAGGGGGTCGCACTATCTATGACTATTGGCCTAAATTTAAAAGTGTAGCTGTTAATGTTAGTATTGACGGGTTATGGAAAATATATGAATACATTCGTAGTGGCGGTAACTTTAAAGAAGTTGTCGAGAACGTTAACGCAATTAAACAATTTCCAAATGTAAGTAGAGTTGTTGGTGCATTTACTGTTCAAGCTAATAATATATTACAACTACCAAAGGTTATTGAATACTTTTTAAATGATCTGGAGATAGTGTTTTATAGCCATAGAGTACAATACCCTAGAGTATTAAGTGCTCAAGTTTTACCTAAACCTTTAAAAGATGATGTAATTAGACAACTAAATGATATGTATACTAAGATAGATAGCTATAAGTTAGTAAAAAAACATCCTATATTGAAAAAGATTACACAACAACAAATTACTGACAATATAAACTTTTTAGAAGCAAAAGATTTATCAGAATATTGGCAAGACTGTATTGCATTTAATAAAACATTAGACTCTAGAAGAAATCAAGGACCATTTGATGTAATCAATCCTGAGTTCGCTAATTATGTTTAGAATACTATTTAAAAATAATAAAGATAGTAAATGGGTATACTTCGATACATATGATACTAATATTGCTAAAAAGTGGTATAAGGAATTATATAATCATAACGAACTTTATGAGAATACAAGATTTACTGATTGGCCAGGGCAGGATAAAAGATATTATATTAAATTAATTAATAAACAAATTGAAATTATCAATAGATATGATAGAGTAATAGATATATTTGTAACTAACTGCACTGATTTAAATTTATTGCATACGTACTTTGAAGACTTACGAGGTGATATTACTGAAGGTACACAATGGTTTAACAATGCACCTAAAGAAATAAAAGTAGCTGTTGAACAATTTAATATCTTAATTCACGAATATGAATCACAAAAAAGAGGCAATGCGGCTACCATTGTTGTAACATTTAAAGATAGGCCTAGACAAAAATTAGAGTTAGCAAACTATGACGATTTTACATTTAAATGGCAATTTGGTTGTGTATATATTAACTATTGTCATGTAGGTAAAAATATGTTAGACATTTTTAAAGACAAAGATCAATATACTACAGATGTACCACAAACACATTATAGTTCTGATTTTATGATAAAATTTGGTAGAAGTGTTAATTGGGTTATGCATACTTTAAGAAAGCTTCAAATCAAACTATGGCTTAACAAAAAAGGTTATACGTTTAAAAAGAATAGCTTTGGGATGATTCCTGTTGCTAAAATTAATCTTATTAAAAGTGGATTAAATCATAAATCATATAAAGATATTATAGAAACTCTTTCAGTGTATAATAAAATTGGAACTATACAATGTTTAAGGTAGAAAACAAATATCCCCATTATGCAGAAAGTATTAAGGTTGAATGGAACCTAGGCAAACGATGCAATTATGACTGTTCGTATTGCCCAGCAGAAATTCATGACATGGTTAGCGAACATACTGATATTCAAATTCTTAAAAATACTGTAGACGAATTATCTAAACTCAAAAATGTAAGAATTAGTTTTACAGGAGGAGAACCATTTGTTCATCCTGATATTACTACTTTATTAAACTATGCTCGTCCTAAAGTTAGCTGGATTAATGTAACTACAAATGGTACAAGAACCAAAAACTTTTATGTTGATATGCTCCAAAAATATCTAGATCATATAGTGTTTAGTTTGCATTTTGAGTACGATTGGGAGCGTGTTTTAGAGACCATTATAAGCGTACATAATACATCTAAAAACAAGATGGTACTTGTACATGTCATGATGATTAACCAACGCTTAAACGACGTTATAGACGCTTGTAGACGCCTTTCTAATGCAGGAATACCCTATGCTTTACGTCCTATACGCTGGACTGAAACACATGATATTTTTGAAGATTTGGAACGCTATTCTAAGGAAGAATTGGACTTTTTAAAGACCGAAAATCACAATCCTCCAACTAATACATTGATTGATAACACTATTGAATGTAATGTAAACGACTTGCTTATCAATAAAACAAACGGATTTAAAGGCTGGACTTGCCAGGCAGGTCTGGAAAGTTTAATGATAAATTGGGATGGTGATGTACACCGTGCTACTTGTAGAGTAGGCGGTAGTTTGGGTAACATTTATAAAGGTAGTTTTAAAAAACCTACTGAATCTATTACGTGTACTAGGGAATGGTGTACTTGCGCCGCAGATATTAATATTACGAAATATACTTCGTAATATGAGTATCAGGTAAACAATTACAAACCTTAAATGGACATTTAATTGGTTTTAAATCAAATGATTTTTCTTCAAATTCTTCTTTAAATGTTTCTGAAAAAATGTTAATTTTTGCATCTTTAAAAATATTTGCATTACATGATCCTGTAACAGTACCATCATATACTATAACTAAATTTTCTATAGGTACATGACAAGTCCAATCATTAAAATAATTCCATTTGTTATGAATATAATCTTCAGACTTCATAGTTGTTGCAGTACCATCATTAAATAAAGCAACACTTTGAAATACATTAAAATCATCAATATGTTTTAATATGTACTTTGGGTCTGGAACTCTTTTAATAGTATTTGCAACATAGTCTATTTGTTCTTGAGTATAAGAGTTAATATCTTTACCTGGGAATTGAACAATGCTTTTAGCTTCGATAATCCAAGGTTGTTTACTAGTTTTCATCTTCTCTACAATAGCAACGCACTTATCCCAATGCTCACAATCCATTAA